AAAAAATAAAAGTTGAAAGGAACAAAAGAAATATGAATAAAGAAGAATTAGATAAGAAAAGATTTGAAGAACAAGAGGAAGAAGCTTTGGATGTATTGGCTGAGATTGGCGTTCCATTTGGGCCATGTGGCGAACCTCTTGGGATTTGATTGATTAATATTCAATAGAAAAGAGATGTAAAATAAATTGTTTGCATCTCTTTTTTGTTTTATGCGTCAAAATTTGATAAAATAATCTATATTACTTAATTATTAAAAATAAAAATAAAAAAATAGCTAAATTTTTATAATGAATATATAAAATTAGATGAAAAACATTTTATTAGATGATATTATGGAATAGAAAGGAATTGTAATGCAAAAGCGTAAATTCACAGTAGTGGCACAACTACATGAGAAGAACAATCAAGATATAATTGAATATATAGAATCTTCTCGTAGTGAGTATGCTAAAGCGGTGCGAGAAACTTTCTATGCAATCAAACACAGCAGTTTTAATAAATCGAAATATAACACTTATCTCCAACATAAATATGGTATTGTCAAACGAACTGCTAATTCCATTATTTTTGACGCACAAGGACACTTTAATGCCATCAAAGGATTGAAAGAGTATGAGAAAAAGCAGTTGGAACATAAGATTACACACCTTGAAAATACAATCATTCCAAAATTAGTTGAACAACGAAACCGCAATTCATCTATGCTTAGAAAAGGTCTATCTATTTCTTTGGTTAAACAAAGAAATCTACGATTAAAAATTGTCGCCAAAAAGGCGAAGTTAAATAAGTTAAAACAAAAACTGAATAACTTAAGTCATCAATTAGAAACGGGAAAATTAAAACTTTGTTTTGGCACAAAACGCTTGTTGAAGCAAGATTATAAAAAATTCATTGAACAACGAGATAGTCAGATGACTTTTGTGGGAGAAAAAGAAAAAACATCTTGCAATCAAATTTTACAGTTGACATACAACAAAAAGAATAATCAATTTGATATTAGATTGCGTAAAGATTTTGGTGGATATAAATCAGCTCAAAATGATGACAAGTACGCTTGTGGTAAAGTTTATTTCAACCACCATAAAGATAAAATCATTTCTATTCTAAAAAATAAAAATAGCCCACTATCTTACAGAATCATTAAAAAGAATAACAGATATTATCTCTATTGTACCTTTGAGATTCAAGTAGATGAAAATGATTTTGTTACTCGCTCTGACTATGGAACAATTGGTTTGGATTTCAATAAAGGATTTGTCACTTTATCTGAGACCAATAAATATGGCCATCTAGTACAGACACAATTTCTGCCTTATCGTTTCAAATCTGGAAACAAAACTAAAACCGATTTACAAGGCATCGCAAATCATGTAATGAGATTGGCGCATCAGATGGGCAAGGATGTCTGCATTGAAAATCTTGATTTTAAGACAACAAAATCTAGAACGGAGACTAAACAAGACAAAAAATATAACGAGATGATTCATTCTCTAGCCTACCGTCAGTTTAGTGACATGATTGAAAATGTCACTTATCGAAATAAAGTAAATTTAATAAAGGTCAACCCAGCTTGGACATCTTGGTTGGCAAGACAGCTCTATTGTCCAACTATGAAGCTCAATGTCCATGTCGGAGCTTCCTATGTTATTGCCAGACGTGGACAAGGTTATGAAGACACCATAAAATAAGTCTTTTAAGATACAATCAACCTTATATAGATGTAGTGACGCAAGACAGTTGCGCATTTCCCTGTAAGGTAGTGTTTTAATAGAAGTATAAGCGACAAGCCTTATTGTGTGGCTAAGAGTCGAAATAAGATGAGTTTATACGAAACAGGCTAACCGTAAGGCCTTGAGTTGAAAAACTCTAAAATTAACCTAGAATTCGAATTTCTGAAATTTTGTGTTTTCTAGTTACGGTGGACTTAGGCTTTGAACAAGAAGGATGCACAACTATCTGTGCCAAATGTCAGAGAAAATAAAAATGGATTAACCCCAACTCTAACAGCCAACATGGGCACGGGTGGCAGCAACGTGCCTTTGATTCTAACTGAAGATGGGCGAATTAGAAAATTAACCCCAAGAGAGTGTTTCAATGCCCAAGGCTTTCCTAAAGACTACAAGTTTCCTAATCAAAGCAATTCCAGATTATATAAACAGGCAGGTAACAGTGTGTCTGTGCCGGTTATTAAAAGACTAGCTAAAGCCATTAAAGATAGCCTGCAATAATTACAAGAAGAGATGTAAAAAAAAGTATACATCTCTTTTGTTGTTGACTAAAGTATACAAGAGGTGGTATAATTAAATTAACTCTAAAAGAACAACGAGGTACTATATGATTATTGATACAGAAAAAGTTAAAGAAACACTTTTTAATGAAAATATACCAGTTAGACGATTGGCAAAAGATACAGGAATTGGAGCATCAACCATTTCACAGCTTCGTTTAGGCCGAAAGCAATTTAAAAATCTCAGGGAAGAAACTCTTGAAAAGGTTCAAGACTATATAAATGAAACTAATAATCCAGAAAAAGGAGATTGGTAATGAATTTTAAAGAATTTTCAGCTATTTTTAAAAGCTTATTCAAGTTTTTGGGTGTGACAAAATCAGAATTTAAGAATTCATCTGGTGGAGTGAAAATTAGCTTTGGCCAAGAAGTGGTTGTTATTAGTCATAAAAACCAAGAGCAAATTGTTTATCCACTAGGCGCTGACTTAAGTAGCATTGAAGATACTTGGGAAGCACCAATCGCAAACATTGCTCAACTGGTAGAAGATATGTCTTCTAAGTTTTTCTCTTTGCCTTTGACTGGTGAATTCAGATTTTTAGTTTCTGCCGATTCTCTTTGTCTTGAAACAGACAAAGGAGAAATCTGCCTAAGTGATGATTATGGATTTTTCCAATCAGATAAAGGAGCTTTGAAAGTTATTCCTGAGTTACGTCAAGAAGAATCAGAGGCATTGAGTGATTTCCTTGTTGATTATAAGTTTATGGATGCAACTGATGGCCTAAAAGAATTTAATCAACGCGCTCAATTTTTGAGTAATTTTGTATTTCATGATGATAAGGTCTTTTCTTTCTCTAATGGCCAAACAATTCGTTGGAAATATCTGAAGCATCCATATTCTAATAAATATATTGAAAGAACAGAGTTTGTTCATTTCTTGTCTGAATTAAAAACTTCTAAAGAGGCGCGTGTTCAGATGTCCTTTAATAAGAATACTATTGATATTACGATTTTCTATAAGAATTTGACCGTTCAAAGAAGCTTTAAGCTGCTTGACTTGCCTGAGTTGTTTGTAAAACAAGCTAATTTATCATCTTTATTCTTTGGAGCTGGCGATTCTGAAACAGAAAAAATGGTTCTGCTTGATTTGCCAAACATTGATAAATTCTTAAATGCTCATGAAAAAACAGGTACAAAAAATGATGGTTTGTACGCTGTTATGGATTTTAAAGAAAACATTCTTTATGGTTGCAAAAAAGATAAGGTTTTAATCCCATCTAGGCCATTGCAATATCAGGCAATGAATGGTTTTGATGTAAGTCAAGAAAAACCAGTTGGTCTTTCAACTTATATGTTGAGACATATGTTGAAGTATAAGAATATTGAATATCTAAAATTGTATTTCCCAGAAGTTCAAGAAAATCAATTATTGATTAACTCTAGGAGAAGTCATATTTTTGTTAAAATTGGCAAAAATATGTTCATTACTGTTGCTTTACGACATATCTGGAATCTTCCATTCACTGTACTTGATGACATTCAAAATCGTGCATTTCTTCGAGGTTTTGGAGCTGAAATCGGACGATACAGACAAGACCATGATGAGAAAGATGTTGAACAGTTCATTGAGCGTTTGAAACAAGAGTTTTTAATGACTTTCTCATATGCTAAGGCCTTAGAGGAAGAAGAAAAACTTATTGAAGAAGAAAATAATAGAAAGAAAGGATAATTAATTTAATATGACATCAGAAAAAAATAAAGCCATTTTGTCAAATCGTTTTTATATTGAGGCGTTGCTCAATGTAAATGGATTCCGGGTGGAAAATATTGTTAGTGACCAAAATACTTATGATAATCATAATTCTTATCACAATCCAGCTCATATGTGGTCTGTTGCTGAAAGGTGCTTAAACAATCCTCTTACAGCTTCATTCCCTAAAAATGAAATTGTTTGTTTGCTGCTTGCAGCTCTGTATCATGATGCAGGTTATGACAAAGATAAAACAGAGACAGAAAATTTAGACACTGCTGTATTTGTCTTTGGACAATCCTCAGCTTATTATCTACTTGATTATGCTGACAATAAATTAATTCGAGATTTGATTTATGCAACAGATAATCGCAAAATTGGGAAACTAGGCTCAATGGAAGAATATAAGACCTTGAAGTCTATATTGAAAGATGCAGATGTTTGCCAAACTTTAGGAGAAGATGGTGAACTATGGAGGAATTTATTATCTGAAGAAATGGGTGTGGATATAGATATTCAATCCACGAAAGAATGGTTGTCCTCGTTTGGAATGTTGACAGATGCTGGCCAACAAATGAAAGATGATTTTTTGAATCTTGATTAATTAATTAATTTTAAATATTTTATTTTAAAAAAGATTGGCTATTTTTGAAAAACCAGTCTTTTTTGTTTTATAATATATTTTGTAAGTTATTTTACAATATATTATTTTTAAAAAAAAGAAAGGGTCTTATTTCGTAAAGATAAGACGGTAAACAAAAATGTCTAAAAACGAACTTAAATTTTCAAACATCAACATTGCTGACCGAGCAATGATGATTATCAAAAATTCAATCGACTCTCGTAAAGAAGCATATAAAGAAGCAGCCGCTGAGTTTCAAAATATTTTGAACTCAGGTATCATTAGATATGTTAAAATCCAAAAGTTTGGTGAAGGGCTTTTGGAGGCCACTCAGCATGACAACGATTTAATTGAAGTCATGTTTGACTTCTTACACGGAAGTTTCTATGAATTGGAAATCGGCAAGAAACCAACTGTATCTTGGACTGAATTCCAATATACGGTTTTAATTGACCCAGAAACAGCTTATGTACATAAGTTGGAATTGGAAATCAAAAATGGTCTTTTGGTGGGGATTTCACACACTGTGAAATCTGTTTGAGAAAAAAAATATTTTAAAAAAGATTGGAATTTATGAAATTTCGGTCTTTTTTGTTTTATAATACTTTATGTAATTAATTTTAAAATATTTTTTCACAACATAAAGGAGTTTATTATGGAACTTGTACTATTTTCAATCGGCGTGTTTGTTTACAGCTTGCTATTTCTGGCGCTTTCGCCAAAAGCAAGACGTATTTCTTTAGGTTTCATTGTTGTATCATTCATTGGAGTGTTTTTGACAATGATTACCGATTCAGATATTGCACGAGCATTGGCTTGCTCAACTATTAGCTTGGATTTGGTGTTTCCTTTTGCCATCAAAGACGGGCTGTTATCAGACGCGTCAGATGAATACTAATCAATTTTAGAAAGATGGATATTATCCATCTTTTTTGTTTTATAATAAAAAATGTAAAACATTTTACAATATAAATATTTCAAACTACAAAAGGAGAATACAAAAATGAAATTAACCGCAACTGCCCTAAATGGTAATATTAATTTAAGCACAATTTACTATCAAGCTATGATGAAGATGATTCAAGGTTTGGATTTTGAACTAGAAAAATATGAAGTTGTCTATCTTGAAGAACCTCTAATCACTGATTTCTATTGGGAAATTAAATTCAGTCATAGAAACCTTGAGTACAACGTTGCATTAAAAGAAAATTTTGATGCTGCTCGTAACGAGCCATATTCGGGAATGACATACAAATCCATTTTTGAATGTGATGTTCCAGGAGAAGGTAACAAGACACATAGTGTCGTTATTTTCATGACCGAAAATATGTCATGATGAGAAAATGTTAAAAAGGCTTTTAGGCCTTTTTTGTTTTGTCATCAATTCGTAATAAAATTTGACAAATAAAGAAATCTCAATATAATTGTTAATGGATATAAATGTTTGAATTAGTGATAAAATAAATCAAATGTTTTGCCAAACAAAAATTAATTAATTAAATCAATAATTTATGAAAGAGAAGGTTTTATTCATATGAATAAGAAATTTCGATTGGCTAGTTCTCTAGCACTTGCTGGTATTGTTGGATTGGGTTCTGCACAAAATGTTTTTGCTGCTGAAAACACTCCTATCGTAAAACAGGAAAATTCAGTAACCACTACAAACAAAGATGCTGCAAAACATACTACTGATAAAACAGCAACGCCAGATAAAGAAACCACAACTACAGATAAAGTAGAAGCTAAAAGCACTGATAACTATATGGACATTGTAGGCAAGGATGTTAAGACCCAACCTACCAAAGAATCTGAGGATGCAGCTGCTGTACGAAAAGAAATCTTTGGTGATAAACCTCAGACAACTGTACAGACCTCGATTTCTACTGCTCCACTAAAAGCACCATCTGCAAAGCCTGCAACTGATACAAACGCTCAGACTTCTACTCCTGCGTCTGCTGCCCCTAAAAAGGTACAAACAAGTATCTCTACAGCTCCATTGAAAGCTCCGTCAGCAGCACCTCAAAAGGATGAAGCTAAAAAGACTGATGCAGAACAAAAAAATCTTTATTTGACATCAGACGAACAAAACTTTTATGTCAAAACAGATGACAATGTAAAAGCTTTGACTGTGCTATTTTTCAACAACAAGCCTGCCACTGCTGACAAGACTAGCAATGTAACCAATGTTAAACTTTTCCGCAATCCAAAAACTGGTAAGCTTGATTACATCTTTGACCATTTCAGAAAAGAAGCTGAATTTGTTAAAGACGGATTCAAATTTGATGAAACGACTGGAAATATCACAATTTCTAAATCTATTGTTCAAAAAGGTAAGGTTGAAGTTGTTGTTCTTCGTAAATCTGGTGGAACTTTGCTAGAAAAGCTAGATAAAGATGCTACAACTATCAAGCCTCAAAAAGACATTGTAAAAGCTAAAGAAGTTGAAAAACCTGTTGAAACTATTCGTGAATCAGTTTATCCAACTCCTAACGAAAATCTGACAGATAAGCCAGAACCTAAAGCAGAGCCTAAAGAGCTTCCTAAGAAGCCAGTTGAAAAACCAGAGTTGAAAGAAGCACCAGCTCCTACACCAAACTTGGAGAAAAAAGAAGAAACTCCAAAAGTAACTGAAACTCCAGAAAAAGCTCCTGAGAAGAAAGAGAATGAGGGTGATAAAGATAAATCTAAAACACCATCAACTCCATCTGAAACTCCTCAAAAGCAAGAAGTTAGCAAAAAGGAAACTCCTGCTAAACCAACAGTAGGTAACAAGACACTTCCTAAGACTGGTGCTGAAGCTATTGGCATGCAATTTGCAGGCGGCTTGGCTGCACTAGGCCTTGGTAGTGGAACATTGTTCAAGCGTCGCAAAAAATAAAATAAATAACAAAAAAGACTAGGAAATATTTATTTCTAGTCTTTTATTTTGCATCTTTCGCCAATTTCATAATCATTTTTTGAGCGATTTCCTTAACAACTGGAAATGTAACAGAATTGCCTAACTGTTTATAGGTTTGTGATTTACTGCAAGGAAGAACAAAATCTTCTGGGAATCCTTGTAATCGTGCACATTCTCTTTCTGTTAGTTTTCTGGGATTTTTACCTTTTTGTTCTAAAAGAATTTCATTGCCATCCTTGGAATAATGAGCAACCAATGTTCTTGTGTATTCTGATTCTGGGGAAAATAAAGAATACCCAAAACCTTTACCACCTTCTTGATTTCTTTTCTTTCTTTCTTTCTTTCTTTCAAACCTTCCCATGCCTTATCAGATATAGTGTAGTCATCTGAAACATGCTTTTCTAGAATATCGCCTAAGACCGTTCTTTTGAAAATTTGCAAATAACCCGGTTTCTTTAGTTCTTCAATAGGAAAGTCAAAGACAGAAGAATTTGAAACAGCTTCTTTTAGAAATCCAACAATATAGATACGTTCTCGATTTTGAGGGATATTGAAATCTTTGGTGTTGAGTATTTTGTAGTGCACATCATAACCCAACTCATTCAATGTCTCTAAAATAGTTTTGAATGTATTGCCCTTATCATGAGATATAAGGCCTTTCACATTTTCTAATAAAAATGCTTTTGGCCTTTTCTCTTTTAGAATTCTAGCCACATCAAAGAACAATGTTCCTCGAATATCTTCAAAACCTTTTTTGAGGCCAGCATGAGAGAAAGCTTGGCAAGGAAATCCTGCAAGTAGAATATCATGGTCAGGAATATCAGATGCTTCAATTTTAGTAATATCTCCAAAAGGCTCACTTCCAAAATTAGCTTCATAAGTTTTTCTTGCGAATTTGTCTATTTCACTAGAAAAGACGGTTTCTGTCCGTCCGGTTCTCTCAAACCCTAAACGGAGACCACCAATTCCGGCAAATAAATCAATTGTTTTGTATTTTTCCATATATGATATAGATTGTTTCCTTTCTTTATCTATTTTTCAATTTAATTAGTATAGGTTTGGATTTGTGTTGAAAACTTGTATAAAAATCGACTTTGTTTCCCTTATCCAAATTTTGACATCAGCAGAAGAATGACTTGTTTGAGTTTCTTCACAAACCAACAAAGAGGGAGAAAGTTCTTCTAATTTTTTTTGAGTTTTTAAGTTTTTCAAGATTTCTGATTTTGTGTGAATTTTTGATTGATAATTTTCTAATCCACTTATAGATTCTTCTTCATCTACCAAACTGATTAATTTGTAATATCCAACAGCTTCTTGATAAGCTCTGTCCAAACTTGTAAAAATGCCAAAATTACTAAAACGAGTATTAGGCAAAACTATACTATTACTTGAGCTAGTAAATTTTATTTTTTCAGATACTAGATATAATTTCATTTTTGTAACCTTTCAACAAAATCATCAACTCTGCCTATTATTTCATCAGATAAGACAGAGTTGCTTTTGTTTAGTTTAATCCTTTCATTTCATCATTTCTTCTAAACTAATATGTTTGTGGTACTTAGAAACTTCTTCTTTGGAGAATTCGAACACGCGCCACTCAGGCTTTTCATAAGTTTCTCCATTAAATCGGAATACCTTTTCTATATTCAACATTTCGTTACGAAGCTTCTCAGCGATTGTTTTTGAAGTATAGATTGAAACAGGCAAATCACTTAATACAACAAAGACATTTTCGTCTTCAGCAAAAGTCTCGAATTGACTGATTTGGTATTGCTTGTAATAACCATAAGAGGAAGAACCACCTATCTTTTTGTTAAGATAGAAAATCTTTCCATCAGTTTCAAAACCAACAAAATAACGTGTTTTTTGTTGTGCTGCCAAAAGCTCCTGAGCTTTATTGATGATTTTGTAGTCCTTGTATTCTTCTAGTTCTTTCCCAGACAGTTCAGAAACCCATTTTTCATAAGTTTTAGCTGACCGTTTTGTAAGAGCCTTAACTCCATGAAGAAGTTTGAATGAAGAAATAAGGCCTAAGTCATACAATTTAGAAGAAACTAACAGGCGCTCTTTTTCTTCTTGTTCTTTTAGTTTTTGGCTAATTTTTGCCAATACAGAAGCCATATAAGCAAAGTCAACACGAACACCTTGAACAGCATAATCTCCGATTTGTTTTGAAGCTAAATAATAGTCAATAACAGTAGAATTAAATACCCAAGTGAGAATAAATTCATCTTCGTCAATTCTAAAGTTAGGGCAGTTTTCTGACCAAGAACTTGCACTTACATAACGAACCTCAGTAAAGTCAGGTTTGTATTCAATATCTTTTATGGCGTTGAAACCTTGGTAGACTGTAGCTCCAAACGTTGTTACTCGTTCTTTGCTCTTTCCTCGGCTCGCCTTGAATTTTCGGCCATCAACTTTTCCATCTGTTAGAGTTTGTGGAATGTAAACTGTGTCATTCTTTTGAACAAAATCATTGACTTGTTTTACAATATCAGCAAACGGAAGATATGGATGGCTTTCAATCTGAGCATCAGTGTTGGAAAACACCACATATTGGTTGAATTCTAGACTTGCAATATCTGTTGGTGGTGTAGGTACACTTAACAGGTCTCCACGCTCTAAAAGGCCAAGGATTAGGTTAAAAATGAAGTAACGAGAAGCAAGCAGGTCTTTGTCAAGATTTTCATTGGTGGCGCGTGATGCGAAGCTGTTCTCAGTCAATTTAACTTTATCAGCATCAGCCCAAGCAAACCAAACATTTTCATTATTCCGAACAATAATGCCCACTTGGTTGGCGTGGAATTTTTGAGAATAAGTTAGTTTGTGGATAAGTTAGTTTGTGGTCTTTGTTTAAAGAGTAATCCTTGTTGTTACGAGACATCTTGACAAAAGAAATACCTTTTTTAGATGGTACAAGATAATCAAGAGCTGCTGGTGATGAAGACAATAATTCTTCAACACTTTTTACTTCTGGAATATTGGTAAGTAAAGAAATACGAGGAAGGTCTTCATCTAAGAAATATACTTTTTGATGAATAGATACAGGCGTTTCTAGTTCCGCCTGAGTTCCTTGTAGTAATTGCTTAAATTCTACTGGAAAACCTAAACGGTACTCTAGGGCGTAAAGGTCTGCTGATTTAACAAAGAGCTTTTGCTGATTGAGTTCAATTTCTTGTTGCAGTTGCTCCCGGATAGCAGCTTGCTTTTGATACATCTCTTTCAGCATTGATTCAAGTTCAGCTTTTTTAACCTCAAATTCTTCTTTCATATCTGCCAGTTCAGGAACATCAAAAGAATCAGCAAGAGTTAATTGATTCATTTGAGTCTTAATGTCATTAGATATTGCCAGAGCATTATTTTTACTTTCTTCAATAGCAAAGCTTGTTGTTCCTGTGTTAGAATTGTTTTCTAGCTCAGATTGATATAGCTTTACCCAATCTTTCAGAACTGGTATTTTGAAGCCATTAACAGAAATCACATAAAGATTATTTTCACTTAAATAGTAAGGGTATTTTATACTTAGATTATCCATCAAGTGTTTATACCAGTCTGTTGGCTTGGTTACTTTGATTTGCTTGATTTTGCCTGTTTTTACGGCCTCAAAGCTAAAATCACCAGACCATTCTTCTGTTTTAAATCCTGTTTCACATACATGAATTCCATGAGATAGGGCTTTGAGGTCTTGTTGAGGAATAACCTCTTTTAATTGGTCATAATAATTAGTTTGAGCCGCCCAGTCTTCCCAGTCAATAAGTGGAAAATTCTTTTTCAGTGTAACATAACCTTGTGGCTTTTGATTAAAAATTGATTCGTTTGATAAAGCATCACGGAATTCTTCGTATTGCGCGTGCTTTTTGTTTAATTCATCATCAAAGGGATTAAGGGTTGAATTGATGTTATTGTATTTCATTTATTTGTTCTCCTAGTTTTTAATCTTTATACTATTGTATCACATTTATCGCAAAAGCGATAGCAAAAACATCAAAAAAACACCTTTTTAGGTGCTTTTTATATATTTTTTGTTATTCTCCTTCACTAGAACAACTTGTTAATAATGATTAATTTCTAAATCTTTGATAGAATTTTCTTCTACGTTTTGCAAAATCCAATTCCAGTTCAACCATTTTGGTTGAAAATTATTTAAGAAGTAAACATTGGTAGTTCCTTCATTGTAATCAAAGACGATTTCAATGACATCATTGAAAATAGTAATAACATTGTTATTGTTATTATCAGAATTGAATCGTTGATTCCAAAGGCTGTAATCACCCTCAGAATCCCCAACACGGTCTAACTCATTCATGAGCCGGCCGTAGTTCTTGTTGGGCAGAGATTCCATAATTTCAACAAAGTTGTCTGAAGTAACAATGTTGATGTCATTTGCAATTTCTTTGAGTGTTTCGATTTTCATGATTTTATACCTACCTTGACTTTCTATAATCAAGGCCTTTCTTTTGTTAATTTTAAAAAATATTGTAAAAAAAGTTTTACATTCAGTATTATAAAAGATGTCGAAAATTGAGCGTTTACTTTTGGAAAACAAAAGTGATATAATGTATTCAATCAATTAAAAATTCAATATTAATTATTTCAAGAATAGGAAAGGGAAAAAGTTATGACCTCTATAAAACATAAGCCTAAAGTAAAAGATGTTCTAGGAAAAGATGAAATTTTGCGTATTCTAAAGTCTAAGAGAATAACCAGAGCAACAAAGAAAGCAATGCTGAAGCTTGAACTCGCTGGTGAAAATAAAACCGTAATACCTGTTCATACAATGCTGACCATTGCTGGATATGATATTTATGAAGTCTATGTTTCTTTTCATCCTTACTACAGAATAAAGCCAGAAAAGAAAATTATAGAACTTGATAAAACTTTGAGTGACGAGCAAAAACAATTTCTATTGGCTCACATTTTTGCTAAAGTTATTATTTTTTAGGAAAAAGGAGAAAAATAAAATATGGCATACACATTACTAGTAACACTAAAAGAAACGGGCAATAAACATTTTCTTTACAAGAAAGATTGGAGAAAAATGATTGCTGAACCTGTTCCTGATTTAAGGGATAAAGATGCAATAACCCTGTTCTTGATGAAGCATAAAGATATGATTCGTCTTTATAAAAGCAAAAAGGCCACAAGTAACATTAAGAACAGTTTGACTTTCAAAGACATTGAAAAGATTGATGTAATTGAATTATCTGATGAATTGTTGAATCCTAAATTTGAAAGATGTCCTAAGTGTCATTCAACAAAAGTCCTTATTACAGAATTTGTAAAACATGTAAATGTTTATGATTTTGACTCAAAGAAAAATACATCAACCTTGGTTACTGAGATTGGAACAACAAGTGATTCTTATATTGATTCCTATTGTTGCTCAGAATGTAAGATTAATCTTAATTTCTTTGACTTTAGTGGCTTTACTGAATGAAATTAATTATCAAATATGTTATAATAGATGAAGTAATAAAAATTTAATAAAAGGAGAACATTATATATGTCACAAAAACTACGAGGATTTGAATTGGTTAAAGGTGAAACAGACACTAATCTGTTGCCACAACGGTCTACTGCACATTCAGCAGGTTATGATTTCATTGCTGCCAAAACAGTTACTATTGAGCCGGGTGAAATCAAGTTAATCCCTACAAATGTTAAAGCTTATATGCAAGAGGGAGAAGTCCTTTATTTGTTTGACCGGTCTTCTAATCCTCGTAAACGAGGTATTGTCCTGTCTAACTCTGTTGGAGTAATTGACAAGGATTACTATGGAAATCCTGATAATGATGGAAACATTCACGCGCAATTCACTAATATTACAGATGAAACAGTAGTAATTGAAGCTGGTACTGCTATGATGCAAGGGGTATTCATGCCGTTCTTGATTGCTGATGGTGATGAAGCTACTGGGCAGCGCGTGGGCGGATTCGGAAGTACAGATAAATAAAAATCAAAAAGGCGCAGAAACATGGAAAACTTAGATATGGATATTGAACGAATATAGAAGTTCTAAGAATGAACTTCACTTTCATGGGTATAATGCAAAACTTGTGCCATTACCAGAATGGAAAAGATTCGATGCTAGTAGTGACTGGTCTCAAAAACGGATTAAAACATGTAAGGAATTTACATCTGATTTTGATGGCCTTGTTTATATGGATAAAGTCTGTGTATCAAATTTAGATAAAGATGAAAGGACGAAAAATAATATGGAAGAGGTAGTGTTTACGGATAAATACTTTTTAGTGAAACTTCTTTATAGGCTTCTAGAAAAACCTTCAAAAGTAAAAATCCAGAAAACTCTCTATCTTCTTTTTGCCTTTTATGGTGCAACTTATGGTCGCCTCCAAGATGATAATAAAGGCGACAATGATTTTTCTGAACAAAGTTATCCAGAAAACTTATTTTTCGCAAACTTTGAAGCATGGAAATATGGCCCTGTAGAAATTGATGTTTATAACAATTTGAAAAATGTTAGTTATTTAGAAGAAGACTTGACTGATGATGTTATTGATGATTTCTTTAATACCACAGAACTAAATAATGTAAGGCTGTTTATTGAAAATATTGTTAATCAAGTTAATAATGTTGATGACTTTACTTTGGTTGATAGAGTTCAAGAAGACTACTCTTGGTCAAATGTTTATTCACCTGAAGTTTCTCATATTTCTATGGATAATTCATCTATCATTAATGAATATATCAAAAAATATGTATAGTTAATATTTAGTCTCCTTTATTCAATTTTTTTGGGGTAAAGGAGATTTTTTTATTGACAGATTATAACATATGTGATATTATAGTCTTGTAAGTTTTTAAGGGGTCGTCCGGCTTCGACAGGCAGTTGGACTTCTCAGCCTCGCACCGAGTGATGACGTTATCCATCAAATTAAACATAACTGCAAACGCAACTCAAAATGTTGAGATGGCAGCCTAAGCTTCAGCTTAGATGTCTAATCAACACAAGCAAAATTATCATATTGGTGAGCGACTATCTGTAAGTGACGGTACAATAGTAGCTATAAACTACGTCACTCGCTAGTAGGGGTGTCTCAATCCTCTAGTTAAAACTGAGATATAACTTTTAGCTTTGGTACGTTTCCTAAAAGTTGAATATTCAAACGTAGCTGTGCGCAATAGGGTTGATTGGAAAGATTGTTTGGACGTGGGTTCGATTCCCACCGACTCCATTGTTTTATTTTTGGTCTCTTAGCTCAACTGGAAAGAGCAATCGTCTTCTAAGCGACAGGTTACAGGTTCGAGTCCTGTAGAGACCATATACAAGCTGATTTTGCAGTGTTTCAGTGAGTGTATTTTACCTCTATAACTGTCGATACTTTATTTTAGAGGTACACCCCGATAACAGTGAGATTTGTTATCATGCTCCACAGCTTTAGGTGGTGACGGCAACGGTTCATTCAGAATAGCAAATCTGGATAGATAAGGTTGCTGAGATAACTCGCATAAAAAGGTTTATGGTAAGCGAAATCCTTCGAGTTGTCAAGAATAAAAACCAAGCTGCTAGTTCTAATTAATTTATTAGGATGAATCTCTTACAAGATGTCAAAGTCTTATAAGAGAATGTTATTTTTTGCAGACAATGTTTCACTGGTAATGGTAATGACGACACCAAACACCTGCTACATATTTGTCTACAATATAAAGGAATGAGGGCCGCCTTTTAAAGAACACGGTTGCGAAAGCCAAATCTGTCTGTGGAAAAACAGAGACCTGCCCTAAGCTATGTGCTGTTAGTCTCAATGGGTATAAAACGCTGCCTTTTCACGGCGGAGACATGGGTTCGACTCCCATACAGTGCCTATAACAAAAAAAAGGATGTAAAATAAATGTCATACACTTGTTTTTATGGTTCAAAAAATGGTGAATGGGAACTTATTGGACAAATCAGAAATTCTTGGCATTGGTATGTGAATGTTTGGCTTTCTTTATGGGAAGAGTATACAAAAGACAAATATGGTAAGCTTTATTTGAATGTAAACGATAAAGATATATCTAAAGTTTGGGGTTTAGCTTCTAACAAAAATGTTCCAGAATTTGAAAAAGCTGTCCTAAACTCTACTTTTGATAAAACAATTATTCGTCGTTCTTCTATTCCTTGGCTTATTGAGCAAATAGAAAAATTTGAAAATAAATATCCAAACAAAACAAATGCAAAGAAAATGATTGTTTGTTTTGAGAACATTATGACTAAGGAGAAACTAAAAGAATATGAAAATATTCTGATTTGCACCTCTATTGTTCTATATGAGGGCCGTTTAAAAATAAATCATTCTAGATGTAATCATGAAAGAAATAATGATGCTGATTTGGAATGTGAGTCATCTCATGATGACAATAGAAAGCTTGGTGAATTGTTGTCATTAATAGAGGGAGAAACATTTTTCGAAATTAAAGATGCTACTGTAAATCCTGATTATGACGGTGTTGTTGTTTATGGAGATTTTGCTACAATTTGATTCATCAACATGGCAAAAATCAATTAATAATTAACATATATTTACTTTACCATTACAAACCAAGAAGCACTCCTCGTTACCACCGTGACAACAAGGTTTTGGGAGTGCTTTCTTTGTTTTTATGAATATTTTTCTTTTTGTTTTTTTGTGATATAATCATTATTGAAATAAATACTTCACACAAATAAAAAAATAACATTAGAAAGGTATTTATTATATTATGTTCTCTATCAAAAAAACTGTACTACGAAACGGAGAGATTGTTCAACGAACAATCAAAAGCCAACATTCTAGTGAAGCGGATGCCGTGGCTGAATTGCACGCAAAACTATTTAAAAAAGAAACAATCTTTGGACAGAAGTTCAAAGAACTAAAAGAAAACGGAAGATTGATTTATGAGTTGGAGTTGAATTACTGCCCAACTGTAAGAGAAATTATTCGTTATCAAATCATTAGAGAGGAAAGTTGAAATTATGATGAAAGCTGTTGTTGTGGCTGTATATGAAGAAGCACGCGCCGCCGTGATGCACTATTCTGGTTCTGTGGAATCTGCTGAAAAAGTTCTAAATAAGCATATAGCTCACTTCAATGACATTCATACCCAGCAAAGAATGTACGAAAGCTTTCAGCAAATGAATTTTCCGCCAGAAGTTGAGGCAAAACTTTTGTTGCCAAGATTTGAATTGCTAATTATACCAGAAAACCTCTGTCAACGGATGGATAATACTTTTGATAAATCTGTTTTATCAGAAGGTATTTATCAAGTTGTTTGTGATTTGAGTTTGCTGGAAAAACTATAAACTATAAAATAAAAATTAAATTAGAAAAGAGATAATGTAAAATTATGACAAGAAAAGAAGAACTAAAAGAAAAAATCGTTCAAGAAGTAAAAGCTGCAAAGGCCGAAATCGAAAAATCCTCAAGCGGATTTGCAGAGGAAGACCTCAATGCCATTCAAGTATTCCAAGAAAAACTAGATAAACAATGGCAAAAGCTGCAAGAAAAACTTGTTCCTCATGAACAAGAACTGTTATTAGACATCATTCAATTCCTAGAAGACCATCAGGCATCTCCTGAATTGATTGAATTGCGTGATGAAGTTTATGCACTAGCTAAATAAAATTGCTTTATTGTAACAAAAGAAAGGATTAATTAAGGGAAAATTCTATGGCTAAGAAAAACAACAAAAAGCGTCATTCAAAGAAAAAACGGAATATCAGTGTTCATAAGTTTGAAGAAGAACGTTTGTTGCTTCATAAAATTGTATTAGATTACAACATTAAAGAAGATGAATTCTTGATGGAAGCTCATGTAATGATTGCTGATAGGCCTATTGATATTAAAGGTGTTATTGCTCCTGAAGCTCTGCCGGACGGAATTCATGTTCACTCAACAGAGAAAAAGAGCAAATTCCTTGATTTGGGTATTACTAAGAAACACATGCCACTCACTTATCAGTATATTCGTGATTGGGTGGATTCAATTGGTGATTACTTGGATAATGGTTATCTTTTGTCTGATAGCCAACTACACAAGGAAATCTATTCTCCTTTGTATGTTAAGGATGACAGCTTTGCCCAGAATTTTCCTATTAATTGAAATAAATTATTGAATGTGATATTATAGTTATAGATAAGGAGCTGCTAATCCTTATCTATGAATGATAAATTAATGGAGAAAGATAGACAAATTATTTTGTCTATTTTTCTTTTTGATTTGTGAGAAATATGTTGTTTTGATAAAACCTATAGCCCTGTTTTTACATTAACTATTCTGATTCAAAAATGTTTATATTTTATTGAAAAAATATTTATAAACTATTGACAAAACATAGTGATGGTGATATACTAATAATGTACTTGATATGAGAATATCAGGACAAAAAATCCTTTCTACCTACACTTGTTCCTCCTAGCGAGTGTAGGGGTTGTAAAAAAATAATATTGTAAAATGAATAGGTGAAAGATGTTCCTACTTTTCACCAACTCATGAGAAACCTAGTGACTTGCGGAAACATTTCACTAGCTACAATTCCCACCAAAATTCTGGTGGGATTTCTTTTTGTCTAAATTAATTAAAATTATGGTATGATTTAACTAAAACCAATACTAATTGAAAAAAGGAATTGAGAGATATGGGAAATAAAGGAACAATTTTTGATGCAGCTTATTATATCTTGACTAAGATTAACCAAACAACATTTATGAATCTGCAAAGGCTCTGTTACTATGCTCAAGCATGGTCTCTAACTTGGGATAAATCTGTTTTATTTGAAGAAGAGTTTGAAGCTTGGGCCAGTGGCCCTGTTTGTTCAGAGCTTTACAATATCTTTGACTTAACCAAAGACCTCAATGTCAATGCAGACAAAGTTGAGCCTTATATTAGTGGATATTGTTTTTCTAAAGATGAAAAAGAAACACTGGATTTTGTCATCAAAGTTTATAGCAATAAAGAGCCTCATTGGCTGAGTGAGTTAATTAGAAAAGAAGACCCTTGGAGGAAAACCAGAGGTGATTTGTCTATTAAAGAGCCTAGCAATGCGATTATTTCTAAAAAGATGATGTCGGAATATTATTCTAGCTTATTTCAATAAAGAAAGGTTGAAAATCAATTGTTTTTCAATCTTTTTCTTTTTGAATCTATTGGTTTTAGAGTAGATTTGTGATATAATTTTCTTATCCTTTTTTAAGGGTGCTTACAAAAAAATGGTGTCATCTTAAAACTTATTGATTATGTGGATAATCGTAGATATATTGAAGATGTTGTAGATTTAGGAAATATTTATTTGTAGAAAGGAACATATATGAAACCGCGCAAATTTACTATTGTTGCACAGTTACATAAAAAGCAAAATCACAACTTAATTGAATATATAAATTCATGTTTTGCAACATATGGTAAAGCAAAACGTGAAACTTTTCATGTTGTTAAACATGATGCTGACCTTAATAAATCGGCATTTAACACACATTTACAAAACAAATATGGCATTTTAAAACGTACTGCTAATTCGATTATTTCAAATGCTCAGGGAACATTAAATGCTTTAATGGCGTTGAAACAACATGAGAAATCCCAACTTGAACGTAAAATTTCGTCATTAAAAACAATGATTGATAAACTTGAAATAAAGGTTGCTGATAATAAAACCTTGTTACGATTGAATGATAAATCAGTATCGTTAGCTACGCATCACAACTTGAAACGCAAGTTAGTTTCTAAGAAGAATCAACTGAATCACAAAAAACAAAAATTAGAAAACCTTAACTATCAGATTAAATACGGTGTCTATAAATTGTGTTTTGGTACAAAATATTTACTCAAACGTGATTACAATAAGTTTATAGAGCACAGAGATAGTCAATTATCTTTTGTTGGTGCTAAGGATGAAACAGCAGGCAATCAATTATTACAGCTATCTTATAATCATCAAAACAATCAGTTTGATATTAAGTTACGCAAAGATATTGGTGGTTTTAAAGACCAACGTGGTTCTTATGTGATGGGTAAAGTTCATTTTAATCATCACAAAAAAGAATTAATTTTAATTCTAAATAATCGTAACAGTCCATTATCCTATAAAATTATTAAGAAAGATGGACGTTACTATCTGTATTGCACTTTTGAAATTCAAAGAGATGAATCATCTTTTGTAACTCGGTCTTCAAATGGAGTGATTGGTCTTGATTTCAACAAAGGATTTGTGACACTAACAGAAACAAATCAATATGGTCACATGGTTAATACTGATTTGATTCGGTATCGTTTTAAACAAGGTGCTGCCACCCAAACAGATTTAGAACATGTTGCAACTGTGGTTAAAGAGCGTGCTTTAGTAACAGGTAAAGATGTCATTATTGAAAATCTTAATTTTAAAGACACTAAGGCCAAAACTGTAAGTAAGGAAGAAAAGAGGTATAATGAACTGTTACACTCGCTCGCTTATCGTAAGTTCGTAGATGTTATGGAGAATGTCTGTTATCGTAACTATATTTGGTTAAGAAAAGTTAATCCGGCGTGGACAAGCTGGATTGCTAAACAAAAATATTGTCCAAACATGAAATTAAATATTCATACAGGAGCAAGTTTTGTCATTGCTCGCAGAGGTCAAGGTTATACCGACAACATATGACGTAAAATAACCTAAGATAAACCTTGTCGTATAAAGATGTATTAGATGCAAGACAATCTAGCATTTCCCTTTACGGCATTATAATACTATTTAGAAGTTCAAACAACAATAATTGTTGCATGGTTAATAATCGAAACGATTTGAGTTTGAACTGAGTAGGTTAGCCGTATGACCTTGTGTTGAAAAACACTAAAAACAATCTTAAAATGACATTTCTTAATTTTCGTTATTTTGAGTTACGGTGGTTCATAAAAATAAAATAAATTTTTGGAAAAAGAAAGGACATATTATGGACACATTATCACAATTTCCAACTTGGTTAATCCCAGTTGCTCTTATCATTATTGGTATTTTGGTTTTACTCGTCAAAGGTTATGTCAATGCAAAACCAAATGAAGTCATTGTTATTACAGGATTGCGTAAACTCCGACATCTTCGTGGTAAAGCTGGTTTCATGATTCCATTTATTGAGCGCCGCTCTTATTTGGACATTGAGCAATTCTCAACTGATGTTCGTACATCTGAATCTGTTCCAACTAAAGACTTTATTAACGTGCGTGCTGACGCTGCTGTGAAGCTCAAAATCGGTACTAGTGATGAAATGATTGCTAAAGCTTCTGAAAACTTCCTGAATTGGAAAACTACTGATATTTCTGAATCCATCCAAGATGTTCTGGAAGGTAATCTTCGGGAAGTAATTGGACAAATGGAATTGCGTAAGATGGTGAATGACCGTCAAGAATTCGCTTCTAAAGTTCAGGATAATGTAGCTCCTGACTTGGAAAAAATGGGTCTGGAAGTTATTGCCTTTACTGTTCAGTCTTTCTCTGATGAAGGTGGCGTGATTGATAACCTTGGTATCGAAAACGTTGAAACCATCAAGAAAGATGCCTTGATTGCTAAAGCCAAGGCCGAACGTGAACGCAAAGAAGTAGAAGCTGAACAAGATAAGCTGGCTAATGACAAACGTATAGCTGCTGACCTTGAAATCGCTCAAAAGCAAAATGAATTGAAGTTGAAGCAGGCTGCTTTAAAACAAGAAGCTGATATTGCTCAGGCTAAGGCTGATGCCGCTAAAGGCATTGAGGCTGAAATTCAACGTCGTGAACAAGAGCGCGTGGCCGCTGAAGCTAATATCATGAAACAAGAAAAAGAAGCTGAAGTCAAGGAACGCGAAGTTAAGGTTCGTGAGCAAGAACTAGATGCCAATGTTCGTAAGCAGGCAGAAGCAGACAAATACGCTCGTCAACAAGCAGCAGAAGCTCAATTGATTGAACGTCAACGTCAGGCAGAAGCTGAACTCTTTGAAACTCAAAAAGAAGCAGAAGCGCGCAAAGCCCAAGCTGAGGCTGAGAAGTTTGCACAACTTCAAGAAGCTGAAGCTATTGAGGCTAAAGGACGTGCTGAGGCCGAAGCTATTCGATTGAAGCTTGAAGCAGAAGCACAAGGTCTGGACAAAAAAGCAGAAGCCATGAAGAAAATGCAGGAAGCTGCGATTACTGAGATGGTTGTTGATAAACTTCCTGAAATCGCACGCGCCGTAGCAGAGCCTCTTACTAAAGTGGATAAAATCACTATGTATGGTGAGGGCAACGCTTCTAGAATGGTTGGAGACATCATGCAGACGATTGACCAAGTGTCTCAAGGCGCAGGATTTGACATTCGGCAATTGCTGACTGGTGCTTTAGGTGTTAATATGACTGTCAATAAGCTGAAGCAAGATGAACAACCTGTAATCGAAGCTGAAGAAATTACTTCTGCTGACAAATAAAAACAATATAAAAAAGACTAGAGTTCACCTCTAGCCTTTTTGTTTTTAATTAATTAATAGTAGTAATAATAACCATTATACAAATACATGTAATCCCCATAACCATCTGTGTAATATCGCCAATAGCCAGAACTATCAACATAGCCATAATAAGCAATATTGTCATTTACGCCTTTAATGACAGTTGGCTTAACTGGTTTTTCCTGCCACTTTCTAAAGGCAGCTTCTGGCGGTCCTGAGTAGCCCATAGTCGTGTTCACATCATAGGTTGATGGTTTGGTCTCGCTCGCCATTACAGGCACGGCAGAAGTTAAATTAAGGGCCAATCCAGCTACACTTGCAGCAGTAACTAGTTTTGTTTTCAAAGACTTCAAATTTATATTCATATAAAAGTCTCCTTTCTTCACATTAAATTAATTAGATTAGTATTTATTTTATAGCTAAAACTGAAATTAGCTACAAGATATAGTATAAAACATTTTTATATACAATTAACTCAACAAGAAACAGTTTATGAAATAACCAAAACAAAAAGCGCTTCTTAATGTAAGAAACGCCTTCGCAAACTCCTTATACATCATGGTATACGAGCTATATTTATAATAACATAAAGACCTTAAATACGTCAAGGATTTAGTAAAGAAAATAAAAAGACCAGAATTGTTTTCTAGTCTTTTATTTTAAATTGAATTTATTTAATTATTCAATATTCACATCTTCAACAGATTTGTCAGTTCGAATCCCTTTAAAACGAGGGAAGCGCAAACTGATTTCATCATTATTTTGATTTTTGCTATAAGAAGTGTATTGAATTTCTCCAATAGCCCCAAGATATTTTTCTTGGTTGTTCCAGATTTCATCTCGAAGCTCATCTGTAAGACCAGAGCCAAACTTAACAGGAACACCTTCAAAATCCATAATCAATGCCCCTAGAGTATTTTCATACTTGGTATATGGAGCGCCGGGTTCAAATCCAATGATTTCAAGGTCGGCCGATTTAGTTGGCTTAATCTTCAGTAGACCATTATGACGTTTACATTCATAAGGTGTATCAAGATTTAGCATCAGGCCTTCTTCTCCTAGAGCTACCTGCTCATCAAAGAGTTTGTAGATAGCCTCTAGGTCATTATAGACATCCTCAGTCTCCATAAGGACAGGAACAAGTTCAATGCCTGTTACATCAGGAACATTCAAGAAAACATCATTTAACATGTTCCGCCGGTCTTTATAAGTAAGGATAGACTTCTTATCTTGGAAGAATTCATCCACACTAACAATATCAAACACATGATAAGTCAGATTAGATTTTTCACCATCTTTTCGGATGATTTTAGAAGTTTCGTTAAACCATTCTTCTTTTGGTTTTTCTGATTCTGTAATCAGGATTTCACCATCTAAGAAAAGTCCTTCCGGGTATACTTTAGCTAGTTTATTCCAGTCAAAAGAATTAATGATGCTTGTTGCAACATCTGTCATCCCTGTAACTGGTTTTCCCTGCCGGGTAAAGAAGTTCATGTTGATATGGCCGCCAATACCATTCAGTTCATCAAAAGAAATCTGAGCAAGCGTTCTATGGCCATCTAGCTTCAGTATGATAAAGCCTATAAGAGCTTTTAGTTTTTCTGAATCTAGTTTGTCAATTGACTTGGCCAACTGAACCTCAAAAACAGGAATAAATCCTTCTCCATAAACGGCATTGACAGTTTTGGCCGTAACTCCCAGTTTAAGGGATTTTGTTACTACTTTTTCAATGAAGTCATGAAGTTCTTCTGGTTGGCTTTGAATATATTGGTGAACAACGTGAATGTCTGCATCTCGGCCAGTATTATTCACTTTAAGATAATTTAATAAACTTAAAAGATTATTAATTTCTTGCCCAGAATTTTCTTCATGAATGTCATCACTGAATGACTTCCGGCGTTCTAATTTTTTCGCTGAAATTCCTGTAGTAATATCATTATTTAACAAGAATTTTAAAAGCTCCTTAAAACGTTCATCAGCCTTATTAAAGCGTAAGACTGTTTCTTTGCCAGCTTTGGTTGTTTCGGCCATAAGACTGTCCATTGAGTTTTTGAGGAACTTCAACCCCTCAACTGTTGCCAAAAAAGTTGTCATACTTTTTCTCCTTTTTTCTATTTAATTAAAATATTTTATTGTAAAATTTATTGTTTTACATTGATTATTATAAGCAAAAGACCCTGAAATAACAAGGTCTTTATTATGTTTAATTTAGGTTAGGTATACATCATAGTCGTACTTGTCTACAATGTAATTTTGGATAAACAATTTTATCTTTTCAAATTTTGTTTTGTGTTCAATAATAGATTCTTTTGATGCTTTATCTGATGTAAAGTATTCTGTTGAGATATTAAAATGAGTTTCAATGTCCATATCATTCCCACTGTACCTGACTTGTAATAAACAAAGACAAAAGAGACTCTGATTGTCTTTATTGTAGCTGAGGAAAATAGGCACATCTTTAGTCTTCTGTTTGGCTTTGCGTTCTTCATTTGCATATTGCCTGTTGATTTGGTAGTTAAGGTTATCAAAGTTTCCAGTGTAATCAGATTTAATCAAATCTAATATTTCTTTTGGGCATTGATGAATTGTAATAGGCTTGTACTGAGAAAATTCTTCTAACACATCTTTAGTTTCATTTGGCATGGCCACCTTGGCATAATTGAAATTTTTGTTTTCCTTTTTCTTGATGATTTGCTTCAATTTTCTAATTGCAGCTCTAAACTCAATCACATCTCGAACTTTATTAGCATCTTCCAACATGAGGTCAAGGGTTTTATAGTTTGCTGGTATTTTCTTATAAAACAATTTGAGATTTTTTAGTTTCATTGCAAATTTTGTCGTTTTATAAATAAGACGCTCATCATCAGAATATTTATCTTTGTAGTAGCTGCTCAACCAGTCATATTCTGTTATTCTCCTTGGATGATTAAATACTTCGTTAAACACTTTGTCATAAATAGAAGCTTTCCCTTTGCCATGTGTTCTATACCAACCATAAAATTGAGGCCATTCTTCTTTATCTAAAATCAACCAAATTTTAAACAAATAATAGAGGTCTGTAGTTGGAATTTGCTCTATATTTCTATCTGAAATGAGTGGGGAAAATTTCGAGAATTGACTGTATTTTCTCTTAAAAATATCCCTTTTACTTGTTTTTCTTTTTAGACCTGCCTGATGCAAGTCTTCCATAGTCAAGGTCGTATTAAGCCTTGCTCCTGAGCCATCTCTATACAAGAATTCAATGTTTTGCCTTGATAGTTTTACAAGTTCTTCCTGATGTTCTTTAAGGCAGGAAAACTCTTTTAAGTTTGGATAAGGAAAATCTTTAATCAGATATGTTGATAGACCATCATAAGCCAATGTGTCTGAAAATGTCTGCTGCTTTTGTTTTGTCTTAAATGAAATACGGCTGTTATCTTCATCAAAGAATATATAACGTTGAGAATTGCTTTGATTTGATTGCAATTCTAGTTTAAAAACACCATCATCTGCTGTATACAAACTTCCAATATTAGTACAAAATAGAGTGTCTATTTTTATGTATGGTCTTTCTCTGTGGTCATAGGTAAGTTTGATATGTAAGAAACGTTCATCAACATTGTCATTTTTGATGTTAATGCCATCAATTATACTTGGATTATCCTGAATGATTTTGTAAATGGATTGCATCCGCAAAAGAAAATTTTTAAGCACTTCTTGGTCATCAACGATTTCATAGTTGTTATAGTCATCATTTTCTGGTTTTTGCAGCATAAAAAGAACTGAATTCCTCAATTGTCCAGCATCAGAAAAATCAAATTTTATATTTAATTTATTGGCAACTTGTATCAAGTCCATGTTGGCCTTTTTCTTATAGAAATCAAAGAATTTTCTCGCTGTTATCATTATTATCTCCTAGTGGTTTCTTTGTCTTGTTATTTCTTTATATTTTACCATATTTTAGGCAAAAAATAAACTTGCATAATAGAATAGCTACAAACAAAAAACACTCTTAATAAGAGTGTTTGATTTTCGGTATTATCTACCATAATGCAGTTTGCCGTGACTATCTTCAAATTCAAGCCACCAGTCACTACAATCATCAGAGTTGCGAAGCTCATAACCTGTAGCATGGCAATTTTCTTCATTCCCAGATTCTGTTAAGAAAGTCTGGTCAAAGATTCCATTGCTGCCGTTTTCTAATTCAATAAGGCATGGATATGTCATATTCAATTCATCTTCACTATAAATTGGATATTCATCACATCCATCAATATCCTCTTCTTTTTGTTGCTCTGAGACAAAGTAATTTTCAATATTCCAATTTCCTTTGTCATTGTCAACAAAATCTTCAAATGACACAACGGTTAAGCAAATATTTTTTGTAAAGCAAGCACGAACAATACCTGCAACAAAATAAAGCTCCGTTTCATTGACAAGCAAAATCAGATTGTCTCCAGATTCCATCTTATTTTCTTCAATGAAGTTGGAAACAGCTTCCTCAATTTCATGACGAGAAGTATATAACTCTTCATAAGTCATGTTTGATTTTTCAAGTAAAGGTGTAACATGTTCCCCCACTTTTTTCATGTTATACAAACTGATGCGTTTTTTCATTTTCATTCTCCTTTTGTTTTAAAATATAATATTAAAAATGATTACATTTACTATTATAAAGCAAAACAAAAAACACTCATTCTGAGTGTTTAGATGAAATATTAGAAAAGTTTGCGAACAACCTTAATGTGAGGACGGTAATCAAGACTCAGACTTTCAATATACTGGCCTTCTTTAGTTTCAAAAAGCGAGGCAAACTCACGATAACGAATATACTCATATTCATCTTCAAAATAAGGGTGTAAACTATCTAAAAAATCTATAATCTTCTCTTCTATATCAAACCAACTGGGACTAGAGTAGACTCCAATACCATCAATGAAAAGAGTCAATGAGTCTTGAGTTTCTTTAACAAGTTTTTTAGCATCAATTTTTTGATACCAAACTTTGTCATCACTCTTTAAGTCAATATATCCTTCAAAGTTTTTTATATTTTCTGCAAAAAAACTAGCAAGTTTTTCCATGACCATGATTGAAATGGAAGAATAATCCATCCAGATATTTGATGTAGGGAAAAGATTAAGCCTGTGTGTTTCATTGATTACATTATCAAACAAGTCTTTTTTATCAAACTTCAAGTGATTTCTGTAATTATAAGAAACAGAACCAGATTCTCCTTTGTAGGTAAATTTTACAAAACCTGATACAGTTTTCAAAGTGTCAGTTTCTTTTCCTGTTTTAAAACTAACATCTTTATGTGTTGATGGGTCATACTTTTCTTCTATAACATTAAAGTCATGCTCAGCTTTCTCATCAATATTCCAAAGAAAGAAATTTACCAATCTTTGAAATGGCAGCTCACCTACAATTTTCACATTTGTTGTAACATTTTCCATTTTATTTTTCTCCTTTTTGTTTTTAAAATAATAATATTTATAAAAATGATTACAAGTAATATTATAACATAAAAAAAACACTCGTTATGAGTGTTTTGGTTTTCTGAAAGGATTCTGTTTTCTTTTATCTTTTACGATTTTGATGCATGGTTGGTAATTTATCGGCCCTTCCAATCGTAGAACATTATTCTCAGGGGTCAACTCTTTAACAGATTCTAGCGCTGCTTCATAGTAACTATCATTGTAGAAGAAAACCTTCATACTGTGAACGTATTCCAAGACTTTATTTTTGCTTCATCAAAAGAAAAATTCTGTGAACCGCTCCCACCTACACTAACGTTTAGAGGTGGGAGCTTCTTGGGTAGGATGCATACTTATTGGCTAGTTGACTAACCAATAGAGGTTACATTAATATATACCAAGCTATCCCCACAGTTCCTGCGGTTAAATTTTCTTTATATTAAATTAAACTAATATTTTCAATCCTTCATTTAGAATATTCAGGCTTGCATTGAGGTCTCTGTCATGGTGTACGCCACAACTCTTGCACGTCCACTCTCTGACATGAAGTGGTTTCTTCCCAGAATTGACCTTGCAGTTCGAACAAATCTGAGAAGATGGAAACCAACGGCTAATCTTTGATACTTGTTTTTCGTACCAATCTGCCTTGTATTCTAGCATCCTCACAAATTCAGACCAAGAGGCATCCCCAATCGCTCTGGCTAGATGGTGATTCTTCATAAGATTTTTACTAGACAAGTCTTCCATACAAATCCTATCGTGGTTCTTGATAATACTTGTACTTAATTTATTAAGAAAATCTTTACGTCTATTAGTTATTCTCTCATGAATCTTGGCAACTTTCATTCGTTGCTTTTGGTAATTCATACAGTCACTTAAACTTTTACCTTTCTGTTTGGCTAACAACCCTCTACGAGATAATATTTTCTGCTCCCTCCTTAATTTTTTAGAAGCTGAAATTAAAAATCTAGGATTCTCAATCTTCTCCCCAGAAGAAAGTATGACAAAATGTTCTAACCCCAAATCAATCCCAATGCTGGAATTTGTCTTAGGATAAAGGTGGATGTCTGTTTCACACAAAATAGAAATAAAATATTTCCCAGTTGTCGTTTTTGAAATCGTAGCGCTTTTTATAAGGCCAGACATCTTTCTATGCTGCTTCAAACGAACCCAACCAACCTTTGGAAGCTTAATTTTACCATCACAAAGTTCAATGTTTCCATGATTATTATTGGTTTTGTAAGATTGTTTGTAAGCTTTTTTCTTAGATTTGAATTTAGGAAATCCAAAGTTAGACTGGAAAAAGTTTTTATAAGCCTTTTGTAAATTCAATTGGACATTGCAAAGTGCAAAACTATCCACTTCTTTCAGCCAAGGATAATCCTTATTATATTGAGCAGGAGTATTATTAAGTGTCTTGCCTGTATCTTTGTAATATGCAATTTTATCAGCCAGCATCTGATTCCAAATAAAGCGCGAACAGCCAAAGGTTTTTGCAAAGATGACTTTTTGTTCTTCTGTTGGATATAGCCTAAATTTGTAAGACTTTTGCCTAATTTCTGTCATTTCTTCTTATCCTTGTTTTATATATAACTAAAATTAGAATAACATAAACTAAAAAGCAAGTCAAAGGCTTGCTCAGGTTAATGCACTTACATCCCAGCACCTAAGAAGTGGGGGAATTGTGTGATGTTGGTTAAAATTGAAATAATATCATAAAATTAAAAAAATACAATATTTTATTATAAGCCATATAAACAGAACAAAACAAAAAATGCCTGAATTAACTTCAGACATTTTAAAATAGGAAAATTACTCAACTTTCTTGTAAGGCACGTTATCTGTGTCCTGCTCATCAAGATAGCCACCAAATTCTTTCGCAATCTTTGTCATGATTTCAACGGCATCAGAATCAAATCCAAGTGAAAGATAAGTGTATTCTCCATTCAATTCTGGAGTTCCATTTTTGATATTAGATGCAATATCTTGCGGACTAAACCAAAAGGTATCTTTGTAAAGATAAAAAATGCTTCGATTTTTTCCGTTATAGGAAATGTGAATCCATCCCACATCCCTTTTTTCAATGCCATTAATACCCAAAAATACAATATCACTTCTAGTGTCAAAGAATTGTTCTTCTTCTTCAATACTAGTTGTGATGCTCTCAGAAATTTCTTCTTTGATAAAAGTAACAAGTTGGTCAACATCCAACTTTCCAATAATCTTAACATTTGTATCAATGCCCATGTTAATACTCCTTTTTTATAAAATAATATGCTTTTGTAAAATGAATCTTTTACAGAGTATATTATAAAACAATTCAGAAAAACAAAAAGACCCTTGCAATCAAGAGGCCTTTTTATTTTATTCTATTTTAATAACAGTCAATAAACAGAAAGCCTTGGTAACTATCTCTTTCTATCTCATAACGAATAGCAAGTCTTTCATAACTTTTATTGTAGATGATTTCAGAAAGATGATATAGTTTTGATAGTCGTTTAGGTATTTCTCCTAAAAGACGGTTTTGACTATCAAAAACACTGTAATTACCAGAATAATCACGGATTAACTGTAATCCTTGGCGAATATATCCTTTCTGGTCTTGACTACCAGAAACAGGCGGATAATAAGATGTATTATCCAGCCTGATTTTGATATATCCGTGTACATTCATAAATCCACGCATTACTCTTTGTCCTTGTGATGCCTGTCATAGAATTGAATTAATTCCTGAACAGTGCCAACAGAGAGATTACGGATTTTACGAGTACCTTTCTTCAAGTAAGACAACGTAGATTGTGGTACGTTTGTCTCCTTGGCTATTTCGCTCTGAGAAAAGTTTTCCAAGAGCCATTCAATTTTTGCTTTAATTTTTTGGATGTCTTCCAATAACCTACCCTTTTTAACCTTTCTTTGTAGATTTAGTACCACCAGTCACAAAAGCAATTACGCCAATCAGAATTCCAAATCCAAGACCTGCAAGAATTTTTACAACACGGTCATCTGAACCAGTTTTAGGAAGAACTTTCTTAGGCTCAGTTGGCTTAGGTGTTTCTTTCACTTCTGGTTTTGGTGTTGGTTTTTCTTCCTTTGGTTTAGGAGTTTCTTTAGGTTTTGGTTCTGGTTTCTTAGGCTCTTCTTTTGGTTCAGCCTTTGGTTTTTCAACCTCTGGTGCTGGTGGTTTTGGTGTATCTTCTTTAGGCTTTGGTTTTTCTTCAGGTTTAGGTGTTACCTTGACATTTTCAGTCTTTTTAGCTTCATCCTTTTTAGGCTCGAATTCTTTTGGTTTCACCTTATCTTTCGGCTTGTTTTTGCCATCCGCTTCACCTGAGCCATCCGCCCATTTGTAATTCACTTCGTGCTGCAAGAAGTAATCTTGCGCTTGTACCGTAAAGGTGTTAGTAGGAATGATAGAGCGGTCTTTGGAGCGCGTGCTGTATTCGAAAGTTACAACTTTATCCAAATCACCAACTTCCGCATCAAAACCGTCTTTACGGATTTTCACGAAGCTTGGGTCAGCAGTATATGCAAGAGTCCAAGGGTTTGCTGAATGTAAGTAGTTTACAATCATTGACCCCGGAATATACTCTTGTGATTCATCCCAAGTATCATGAACATGGACACCTTTAAGACTAGCCTTGCGATAGTTCACACGCGCCACCCAATGAACTACAGAGGCATCATCTTTGTCTTGTCGCCCCCATTTATACAATTCTTCATTGAGGTTGGTGTCTCCTTTTGAGCCAGTCTTAACATCAACGACAGTGCCTTTAAAATCAAGGTGCATTGTGCCTTCGTCTTTTACAACTTCACGATTAATTTGCGTGCGCATAGTCCATGAAATTGATTTATTCAAAGGCTTCTTTTGAAAATAATCATTGAACACTGTAGTGACAGTATTTGTCGTAGCGTTCGCTGTAGCTTGACCTACCGGTTCACCATCAGGAGCATTTACTGGGAAATCATAAGTTGTTTCCAATTCAAGCTCCTTTGGCAAGGGCATGGTCATTGTGTCTCCTTGATTGATGGTAATATCATCTGGAATCGCTGTAGACACTTTTACATCAATTTTTGTGTAAAATGTATCATCTTGACGAGTAACATCAATTTCTGGTTGTTTGACAGAAACCTCAGTACCTTCCTTAGTAACTTCACTAGCTAAAACATTGCTAGAATAAAGAAGTCCACTAATAGCAGCAAATGTAACCATTGATAGTTTAACCATATTTTTCATAAAATAATATTCTCCTTGAATATAAAATTAATTTGATTTATTTTTGTTCATAGTCTAGAGCAACTTTGAAGACCATCAATGCCTTACCAGAAATTTTTCTGCGTAATTCAGGATAATCATTCAATTGCTCTAAATCGTGCACATTCAGATTTTCAACATTCTGAATGATGAATCTAGATACTTTCCGAGAAAATTTTCTCGTTATTTTATGGGAATTCTCATTACTAATATCTAACTGACCTTTGTAGTCGCAAAGAAGTTTTTCTAATTCTTCTTTCAAGGTCATTTTATCACCACCTTTCAATAGAAAATAAATTTCAAATTAAATTAAATCAAATCAAAATGGTATTATTTTATTTACAATCCAATAACCAATAATACAAGAGATACAAGAAAGACGATTACGGAGAATTTCATGATTTTCTTGTAAAAGTCAATATCTAGATTTTCTTTTGACTTTCTGAACTCTAAGTTTCCATGAGTTAGGGTATAGAAAGATAACACTAGTGTCAGCAATGAAAATCTATCAAATACAGTCATTAAAAACACACCAAAAATCAAAATCAGACTATTTAGCACTCTATTTAATGCTGGTTTTCCATTTGTTACAAAACAATAATCTAGGATTAGGTAGAAAATTGTAAACATTAATAGATTAAATAAAAACAACATGCTTCCTGTACCTCATACTTTACTTTTATTTCTGAAACTATTATATCACAATCGTTATAATAAGTCAAAGAAAAAAGAAGTCTATTTTTTAGACTTCTTTAATATAATATAGAGAAACATAAACTAAGCAGAAATGAGTTCATCAAGAAACTTAGAGACTTGTTTTCTAGATAGTGTATATTTAGAAACATCTAAAGTTTCATGGTGGTCATCCTTAGAATTTTTCCAGAATGTAACGATTGTGTGTCTGAAGAAATCATAAACAACAATTTGTTCATCTAAACGAAATACACAACGTAGTTCTGTTTGTTTGTCTGAAAATGTAATCTTCTTAAATTCAATTAGATTACCAAACAAAAGAACCATTTTTAAGCTGCGTTTAGTCACTTCACCTCTGCCTTTTCGAAAAATTCTTTCTCTAGCGTGTGGGCAAATGCGATATTTGCCACCATTGTAAAAATATTTCCCAAGAAAATTCTGCAATGTCTTTTCTATGTATGTTACTTCTTTTTCAGACATTTGATGAAGATGTCTTTTTTCTTCTTTAACAACTTTAGCTGTAATTACTTTCATCATTATAAACTCCTGAAATAAAGATTTGATTAGTGTGCATCAGCAAAGCTCAATAACTTGTCAATGTCATGTTGAATGAAATCAATATAGTTGTTATATTGCTTTTTCATAGCTTCATGACTTTCTGACATGAAGTCAATTTCCCTCAACAGATAAGTATAATTATCTTCAGTTCTCCATTGATGAGCATATGAGGAATTTTGCTCTTTATATGCTGTCTTGATTAATAACTTACCATCAGAGAAATGACAAGACAATTTGATAACCAATGGAATTTGTTGACCCATCTTTGAAGTTGCATTAATTTCCAAAATGAGAGACTGTTCTCGCAAATCTTTGCTTGCTGCATCATCATAAACAATTTCTGCCTTGATGAGTTCAATGCCATTATTGTCTTTTTTTAGAATATGAGTTTCAACATCTTTTAAGAATTCCACCCAAGCAGATTCTTTTACTGGGCCTTTTTGCTGTTTAAAAATTTCTTTGATGTTGTTGATAAAAGTGTTTTTGTTTGTATTTGGCATTATAGTAAATACCCCTTTCCTTATGTAAAAATAATATATTGTAAAATTCAATTGTTTTACACCTTTTATTATAAAACAATTAATAAATCAATCACCGTTATACTATTACTTGTAAAACTTATTTCATTTTACAAAAAAATATTATTTAAAAAAATAAAGGAGAAAATTAATATGGAATCATCAATTATCCATGCCCCCTCAGAACTTGCCAAGAACATCCCTATTGGGGGATTGTTTGCTACTTTAGATGAAGATTTTCAGGTTTGTTTTTATAAAGTTCTATCAAAATCTTTTGATGGAGTTGAAGCTGAACTTTGGAAGAAAGTTGTTGGCTGGTCTGGAGAAAAGACTATTATGCCTCTTGATTTTGGAGTAATTAAGCCCGGTGGATATGCTGTTGTAGGTCTTGCTCAGACTGAGTTTCGTTCTGGATGGGTTGAGCGAGATTTTAATAAGTTACTTAATGATTTTGGACATTGGACACAGAGTTTGCTGCTAGACAAAGCCGTTTCTCTATATGATTATAAAAATGTAGAGTCAATGAGTTATGCAGCTGCTATTGATGCAGCAGGCTATACAATTGTTCCGCTGAATGAGTCTCTTGGGGATTTGTTCTTGTATGACTTAATCGAAAATTATACAGGAAATAACAAATTTGTTCCCGTTGACTACATTAAGAAGAACTCTAAGGTGTTGCCTGACTTAGTAGACCAAGATGTCAAGAAACGAATCAAGCATCTTCGTTCTAAAGATATGCTTAATATCTTTGATATGGAGCACAAGGTTTCAGGTGAATTACAAATTGACTTGAATTACTAAATCTAAGTTGTAACAAAAGAGAAAAAAAGACGTAAAATTTACGTCTTTTTTATTTTACTTAGAACTAACAAGCAAAGCATAAATAACTCGCAAGACAGCTCTAGCACGGTAATAGTAGTCTTGGACTTCCCATTTTCCAACAGGGCCACTGAAAGAGGTTTCTAGGCGACGAAGTAGCCATAATTCCATGATTTCTTTTTGACTAAATGATAACATGTTGTCTGAGCCGTCCACGTTTTTAAATGTTAGATTAGCTTGGAATTTAGGATTTTTTGGGTTGCGTTCAGTTTTAACAGAAACCGTTCCGTCTTTATAAGAAATTTCTTTGTTTTTAGTTTTTAGACTAAAAATCACAGCAGTTGTCCGTAGTTCAAGCGCTTCTAGCTGCTTGTATTCAAGGTCAATGTATCTGTCGATTTTATTGAATCGCCTGTCTTTATATCGTTCTAACTTAGGAACACGTTTTTCAAGGAATTTGTGTCTTCTTGATAAAGGATGAACTACTTCAGCTTTCCAGAAATAAGCTTTTCTCTTGTTTTTCAGGCGTTTCTCCTTGGCCATAAAATGAACTTTGTGGCCATAAAGGAATTTAGGCTCTAACTTTGACTTTGGCCTTGGACTGTTTTCTTTTGGATTATTTCTTGATGTGGCGCGTGCTGCACGCTCTGCTTTAAAATTTCTTGATTTAAGTAATGCCATATTTTTTAATTCTCCTCTTTTTCAATACCATACAATTCGAACAATGTTCTTACAATAATCTGAATATGGTCTACAAGTGATTCGTATGTAGTGAATTCAAATTCGTCAAAACAAACCATGCTAGAATGTTCTTTAATATCTAAATCAGATGCCTTATTTTTGTAATCTTCTACACTATCCACAATTTTTACAGTAAACGTGTATTTACCATTATCTTTTACAGTCAAAAGTAACTGAAAAACATTAGTGTTCAAACCAGCCCAATAATAGCTTCCGAAATTAGAACCACGAAAACGTCCTACAAAATCAACATCAACATAGCGTTTATCTTCTGCGATTTCAGAAAGCTATTTGTTTAACTTTCTAGATAAATCATATAAATCATTTCTTTTCATCATTAAAATACTCCTTTAATATCTTGATATTTTTTATCTAATTCTGTAATCTTTTGGTCTAATAATTTATCAGACACTAAAGATTGAACAAATACAATAGGCATCTCATGTTCTTTTTTAGACAATGCTGAATTGACTTCAGAGAAAAAATTGTTTTTGCTACCCACATAATTATTTTGACTATATTTTTCTTCAAACTTCTTGAACATAGATGCAAACCATGAAACACTCTCTGGTTTCAAGTACCAGTTTTCAAAGGTACTTAACAACACAGCAATTTCAAAGTCTTCTAAAGACTTATTCTGTAGTTTGCGCTGCCAGTAATCATGTTTGTCTGAATTAAATAGGTCTGCTTGAATTTGTTTTAGTTGTAAGATTTTAGGCTCATGGCTTTTCGGGTTGACTAAGTATTCAAGGGCCAACCTGTTCCAAATTTCATTGTGATAATCAAATTCAAATGATTGAGTTACCTTCCATTTTCTATCATCAATCAATTCAAATAAAAAAGATTTTACTTTATTCATATTGTTAATTCTCCGATTATTTTATTTTGTTTGTTTGTAATATTCTTAATTTTATTATAACATAAGTTATAAAATAAAAAAAGCCTTTTATTTATTGATTGAATAAAAGACTTTAATTAATATAATATTTGATAAAAATTAACTAGATGACATTATTTTGTGAGACGCAAATATCCACGAACGGTTTTTTGACGCTTCACTTTGATGTTGAATTCTTTTTCGAGAGGTTCAACCTCATCCATTTTAGACCCAACAACAATTTTCAGATTTCCGAATTTGTAAGTCCAGCTTGGATTATCATTCATCCATTCTTGGCTCAATTCATGGAAACGAGTCTGTGTCAGACCGCCAACTGTTTTACGGAAAACTGCAAAAGCAAAATCTTTTGGAATAACATTCCAGACAAATTTCTTGCTGAATGTTCCCCAGAAGAAATCAATTGCTGCTTTTTCTTCGTCTTTGATGCGTTGCTCTTCCATGTCCACAAATTTTCCATACTCTTCCATCTTTTTAAGAGTGTTGATGTTTGTGTAATGGTTAAAAGCTGTATTAGCGAAATCAACCATTCCTTTTAGAGTATGTTCTACATACTCTTCAAGATTGACATTGTAGCCATTGAGAGATTCTTTGAGGATAACAAATTGGCCTTTAAGGATTCGTAAGTCTTTCTTGAAATCCTCTGCAAATTCATCATATCCAGCTCCTACAAAAGCAGCCTGAATTTCTTTGAAACGGCTTTGGCAAATCAGTTTCTCACAGAAATCAATGTTTTGGTCAATTTCTGCAATGATGTCTACAAGTTTTCCGGGCTTCTTGTCAGACATCTTTAGATAGATGTCATGGTTGCCGTCCACTTTAGCTTCTTTAGAATCAAAGCTGATGCCTAAATCAAAAACAGATTTAGCCACCACCCAGCTATTTAAAGCTTTTTCAAATACCTTTTCGCGAAGCAGAACTTCTTCAAAAAGATTTTGGCGAGCCAATTTAGTATAGAAGCCAATTTTTTCAATTTCTTCTAATGTTAGCACTGAAACACCATGCACACGAAGGGCTTGCAAGGCTTTTGCAATTCCACGAAAGTTGTCAAGCTTTGAAATGATGTTCAGTTTGTATTCCTTGCCAATATTAGCAAGTTCTTTTTGGATGGTTTTAAGCTGCTCAATTGCTACCTCTTTTTGAGATGCAATGTTAAACTTTTTCATGCCGCTATCCGCAATTTTTGTTAATTTTGTATTGTTCATTTTCATGAACCTCCTTTTTAGTTGTTTGAAATATAATATTGTAAAAGTTTTACATTGAATATTATAATCAATAATAAAATAAAAACACCTACTTAATGATAGATGTTTTTTGCTTTAAATTACTCAGAAGCTTTATCAACGATTTTTGGTAAATATAAAATACCATCAACAAGGAACGCCCCATTATCAACCATTTCAACCACTTCTTGCGCCTGAACAATCAAGTTAAAGAAATCATCCCAAAGTAGATAACTCTTATCCTCATTGTCTAAGCCACCAACTGCCAAAGCTGGGTAATAAACCCTTTGTAAATGAGAAGTTTTTGCTTTCTCTTTTTTATCATTGTTGTTTTTGTTACCAATGATAGTTGGCTTCAAAGGATGTTCTGGACACTCATTTTGTTTTGATGATTTTTTTGATTTCTTGACCATAACACAAAAATGAGGTTTTATAATTCCCTGACTAGACTGTTTGATGAGAGCTTTAAAGTTTGTCTTCTTTTTTTCATTCTTTTTTGAAAAAGTGTCAAACACATTGTAAGTGTATAAGTTGTTTATACTGCCCAGTGTTGAATCTGATGAGCCGGACACATTTGATACATCATTTTTTAAAATATCAAACTTTAACAGAAGATTTGTATTGGTTGAACCATATCTTGATAAAACAGTAATGACTTCCGGTGTAAATGTAATGACATTATTTCCAAAAGCATCAAGAAATTCTTTGTAAGACAAGGTAGAAAGGCGCTCCATCTGCTTGTTTAAGGCATCTAGTGCTTTTTCTGAGTCTTTTCTTTCATCATTCAAGATATTACTTACATCAATGTAATGAATGTCTTGCTTGCCATCTTGATATTCTCGCAAAACAATATATACAACAACTTTTTCACAAATTTCTTCATTGTTTCTGTCATCAAATCTATGGGAAACCAAGTTCTTGAAATCAATAGCACCTATAGCATAATTATAGGGTGTGCAGTCATTGATTTTCTCCTGTTCCCCTATATATAAAAATTCAACCTGAACTTCTTGACCTTTTTCAATTTCTTCTATTTTTGAGATTCGATTGTTTTTTCCTTTCATCTAGTTATTTCTCTTTTCTTTATTTTTATTTTCTATATTTTATTATAACTAATGACCATAGTTATTCTGAGGTCAAAACTTCATCCCCCAGTCCATTTGATGATTTTCCTACAATATGCAAGCATGTTTTGCTTCTTGATTTTACCTTCTCCACGAAATCAGCCTCTTTTAATGTTTCTTCTAACATATCTTCTAGAGTTACTTCAATTTGTAATTTGTCAATCAGGCCTTTTTGCTGCAAAGATTTGACATAGAAATTAATCAATGACTTGAAGTTCTCAATTTCATATCCTTTGTCTAAACTTTCCAAAACAGTTTTAATTCTAAGGCTAGGATAGGTCTCTATTTTGACAATAGGTGATAATTCTCTTAAAATCTTATCAGCTAATTTTTTAGGTCTTAATAGACTTTGAAGATTGTCCGGCAAGAAACGGGTGTAACCCCTATACTGATTGCATGGATGTGGCCAATAAAATTTTGTTAGCATTGGTTTCTCCGAGGTAATGCGAATATTAATGTAAGTATCATCAGGCAATTCATGGATATTAACAATATAGTCATAAAAACCATTCGATTCTTCTAGCTGCTTATTAGGGTTTTCTTTCCATAAGTCAAAGATTTTTGTTTTTGGAACATAACTGATGATATCTGAGGCGTCATTGTTCATCATAGTTCTATATAGTTTTTTAGGAACATCCTTATGCTTGATAAATGATGCAGCACCTAAATTATAACCATGATAATTAAGTTCTTTTTCTAAGACTTGGATAAGATTTAAACTGTTTTTTAAGATTTCTGGTTTTGATTCTGAGTAATCATAAACCAATTCCTCGAATTCTTTTGGAGATAGACCTACTGGTGATTTAGGAAATTTTACAAATGAAAACTTGAACATCAGTTTGTATAGGTCATTCCCAGAATACAATTCTCTAAAAGAGATAGATTTATTAAACAATCCAACAGCTTTGTCTAGGCTATCAGTATCAATCCCTTTGAATCTGACTTTCCATTTCATTTCTTTTTCATCATAAAAAACATTATCAACCAAAAGAATATCTAACAACTCTGGAATTGTTAGATAAAATAAATAATAATTCCCAAACAAAGTTGTATAGCCGATTGTGCTTCTCACCGGCATCATTGTTGCTGCTGGTGATGGCCAATCTGGATGTTTCTTATAGGCATCCTCTATCATTTTTGAAGCGAGTTTCTTTTTGGCTAGTTTTACAAGTAATTCTTGCTCTACTTGAGTCATTTCTTCTAGTGTTGCATCAGATAAATCAACATTTGGGTTGATTTTGATTTTCTTGTTATTTTTTTTCATAAATTATACCTCTTTGTCAACTTCTTTGACATTAATAACAGTCGCACCAATTAATAGCATTGAGGCTAGGATTAGACCGATAATCATTAGTGTTTTTACTAACATAGTTTTTTAAAATTCTCCTTATTTTACATTAAACTTTGATTTAATTTATCCCAATTTGTTGTTTCTAAATAATTTGACATTTCTTCAAAAACACCTTTATTGTCTTCTAAAGTACGCCTTAGATGAGATTCAATACACGAACACATTTTCATGACAGCAACGTCTTGTTTGCGGTCTTTAATGACTTTAAGTTGGATGTGAGCTGGCTGGTTATCTTTGTCATAAAGAATTTCATTAATTTTTAGTTTTTCACAAAGTTGATGGTAACGTTCTGAAGCTGTATTATAGTCATCTTCTTTCTCAAAATGTTTTAACAGTTTTTCAGGCAGCCCCTTATAAGAGCTATATGGATAATCTGCATCAGAGCTATCTTGGAAATAGAAACTACAGTCATAAAGGTTTTCAAGTTCTTTATTTGACCCATAATTCAAAACAGTTCCAACTAAATCATATTCTGGCCAAAAGTAAAATGACATGGATATAGACTGGCATTTTAGGTATAGTTCACTGTAAAATCTATTTAGGGGTAACTTCCTTTTTTCAACTAGAAAAGCTTTATCAATAATCCAAGTATCTAGAAGTTTGATGAAGTTATTTAATGAAAAACTATTCGTGACTTTTTCTTGAAACTCTAGGAAGTCTTTTAGGTCTTTTATGTCGTTTTTGAAATAAAATGTGAATCTATATGACATATTGTTTGTTTACCCTCTCTCATTCTTTGTCTTGTTTTCCTATTTGTCTATTATACCATAAATAATCCAAAATATCACTTTTGCTATATGTGATATTCTCAGAAATAAAACAAAAAAGACTAGATTTTTTGTCTAGCCTTTTTAATTAAATAAATGTGGAAGAGATTATGAAAAGGATTATTACTTTTTAGAGATGGCATCAAAGAACTCAGCCATATTGTTGAGATTTTCTTTGAGGTAGCTCTCTAGTTTTGATGTAGAAACAAAATCAATGGTCTTATAAAGGGAATCACTGCCCTCAAAACCAACTTTGTACACATCAAAGTAATTTTCTTCATCTAGAAGATTTGGCTCATCCTGAGGTACGAAAACCATTTCTGTGGTTGTGGCCTTCACTCCCCAACCTTCAGAGCGGCTAAATTTGACAGCTTTACATGTTTCACCATCTGGTAAAACAGCATCAACTTTACCAACCCATACCCAACGTAGAGGCAGAGATGAGAGGAAATCGTCGGAAAAAGTTTTATCTAGCAATTTTTCTTTATTGTTTTCAATGTTTTCTTTTTGTTTGCGACTTTCCTCAAATTCTTCAAGTAGCTCTTCATTGATTCTGTATGAACCATCTAAGTATGTTCCCGTTTCAACAGAAGAAAAAGCTGCAAGTTCTTTTGCTTCATCTAGAGATTCTGCCGAAACTTTAACATTCTTCACAATAGTCCATTCGACTGGGATAATATAATCTTTTTTCATTTTTCTTTTACCATCTTGTTTTATCCTTTAAAACAAGATTCCTTTCTTTTGTTAAATTTTAATTTTATATTGTAAAATGATTTACATTTAATATTATAAAATAAAAAAAGAAAGAGAAGATTAATCAATCAGTCTTCTCTTCTACAAAAATATAATTTACAAGTCTTTCTTGATTGTTAGTATCAAGTTTCAAGACAGCCTCAATGGGATATTTAATAGACAATCCTTCTTTTACAATTTCATCCTCATGTCTCATCCAAAAGTCATTTGACTTGCTAGAAGCTACAAGAGCAAATACATCTTTGTTTAGCAGCTCTAAAATCATCTTGTTTAAGGCGTTGTACTCTTCGTGTTGAGTAGCATCTCCAATAATCGGACTAGAACCATAGCCCTCAAAACGCTTATATTGGGATTTTATGAGAGGCCCATATCTTGTAGTTAGGAAAGGTTCATCATAAGTTTTAATAGCTGCTCTAAGACCGATTTCAGGAACAGAGTAACGCAATGTGAAATAAAGTATTTTCTGTAACTGTAAGTTTGTTATAGATTTTTTATTTTTGTGAGCTACATAAATAATATGTTCTGCCAGTTCTTTCATGCCCATATTATTCATCCTTTTCCACTTGTCTATTTCTCATCAATCTGTTAATTTCCTCCCAAGCTTTATCCTCTTTGATTTTCTTTAAGGCATTGAAGACTTCCGGGGCATCATCCTTTTTGATTGTCTCCACTTTGTCATCAGGGAGAATAATGTCGAAACTGTCTTTATTGACTTTTGTAACTTCCAATACAACATCATATTCTAGTTCCATAGTTTTAACATCTTTTGTTTTCTCTAAATAGACATTGAAAAGAGTTTTTGGTTTTTCTGACTCTATATTTCCAGAAGAATCATAGGTGATAGTTGAATCTGATTCTTTGGGCTGTTTAATCTTAACAATACGATAACTAGAGAACACTGTTTTTATTGGTGTGGTATTGATGTTTTTGTTGGTAATGTCAAAATAAAATGCGAACACAGAATATGTAATAACGGCTGCTACAAAAAATGAAAATATTGTCAAAAAACACTCTTTTAAGAATATGTAAACTTTTTTGTATAAGCTACCTTTTTTTAAATATTGTTTTTTTGAAAAATGTATCACCACCATACCCAAAAATATACCAAGGATAACTATAAGAATAATCAGTGATAGTGACATGTTTCTAGATGCAAATAATTTTAGAACAGGATTTATTTTTGTAGGATTTAGCAACATATTTTATTTCTCTCTTTCATTCATTCGTTTTGATTTTCTTTAATATTTTAAAAACTTCCTTAGCTTCTTTTTCTTTGATTGTTACAACTTGGTCATAAGTAATAAGAACATCAAAGCTGTTTTTATTGACTTTTGTAACATTGATTACTACCGAACCTTTTAGGCCTGCGTTTTTATTCTTTTTATCTTTAATTAAAACAACTTCATATAAAACCGCTGGTGATTCTGATTTTTTATTACCATCTTTGTCATAAGTTGCAGTTGACTCAAATTCATTTGTTTCATTAATTTCTGCAACGTGATAACTAGAAAATAATGTTTCTGTTGTTATATTGTTATTTTTAACCTCTTTATAAAGAGTGTTTGTAGAAACTATTGCATACATCCAGACAACAATTGTTGGTACGGCAAGCAACAATGATATATAAAGGAATTTTTTAAATCTCTTTTTTGAAATTTTTTCATAGCTTAACCCTTTGCTTTTTAGATAATACCTATAATATTCAATGTTCTTTGAAACCATTACAAGAAGACCAAATATTAAAGCGGCTACAATGAAAATATCTTTTTTAAGACTGAACATTGTAAATAATTCAAAAATAGGTGGCATAATTTAATTCTCTCTTTCGTTTTTTAATTCTATTTCTTTTTTATATTTCAATATTTTTTGATAAACCTCTGGGGCCTCTTCTTTATTTATAAAGAATTTATGGTAAGTAAAGGGGAAAATGGGTTTAATATCTCTCGTTTCAGTAACCACAAAACCCCGTTCACCAATGCTCCTAATTGAATATTTAATTCTCTCGGCCGGTTTAAAGTAATCAGGGTTAGGATAGAAAGATGACTTATCTTTTTTCTCTAGAACCAGAATTACATTTCTAACTTCATTATCTGTATGGTTTGAGTAACTATCATTATAATATGTGACAACTACTTTAGAGTCATATTGCTCAAAAATATCTTTTCTTTTAATACTATCAATGGCCTCTGTTTCTCTTGAATAAACTTGAAATAGAGAGATGTGAGAAAATGATAAAAAGAAAACACATAGAACCGGTAATGATGAAACCAAAATTCCTATGAAATAAAAATCAACATTATCATAACCTGAATTAGGGATTGATGGATGCCCGGTTTTAAAAATCTTCTGAAACAGCTTTGTTTTTGCGATAGTGTTTTTATATATAGAAACAAAAATCCAGTAAAGAAAAACAGTTAAAGCTAAAGAAAAAATTACAAACAATACTCCAGATGGTGTTAGTTCGAAAAAGAATCTATTTAATTCATTAGCTTGATTATCTGGACTCATGAACATCTTCATAGTCATTACATCTCCTTATTTAATCGTTTTATCTATTATACCATATTTTTGAGAAAAATATCGCATTTGCTATAAAAATAATTAAAAAAAGACTAGAAAATTTTAAAAATCTAGCCTTTTAATAAAATTGATGTGGATTTTACATTCCCACAAGGTTGAAACCTTTTTGAGTCAAAAAGAACATCTGTATCTTTTCGTTGTATGTCACTACTGAGATATTGGTCTTTGGCAATTCAGGGTATAAGTAATCCAGACATTCAATAACATCTAACAATACTTCAGGAAGCTTTTCAGCATTTGAAGAACTTAGTTGAGAACCTAGCCCATCAAATAAAAGATGAATGTGAGAACCATCAGATTTTGCATCCAAAATTAGCAACACTGATGAAACAATTGTTCGAATAATTTCTTTTTGTCCTGAACTAGCATCATACTCATCATAACGCCAGTCAATTTCTTGCTCCAAAACATCTTTAAGTCCGGGAAAAGATTTAAGAACATCTAAGACCTTATCGTACACATCTCCGTCACAAAGCTTATGACGATAAAATTGGTGAACCAATTTAGATAATCCCAAATCAGAATAATTAAATACTGGCTCTATAAATTCAACTTTTTCTCCTTTGTTATTGAGATTCATATCAATGGTGTTATCAATCTCAAATGTATCAATATCATCAGGACGACGCAAGGCCTCCAGAAATTTACTTTTTCCTGTTCCGTTTTCACCAACAATTAGATGATTTCCTTTAGGGTTGAAGAAAAATGATTGTTCATTGAATAAGTTTTTTTACTCTCATTATAAAAACTCCTTTATGTTAAAAAATAATAATAGTTGTAAAATAATTTACAACGACTATTATAAACTAAGTGGAATCAACAAGATAATTATTAATCTTTATTTTTATCACTCATTGTTTCTAAAATCCGATTATTGGCAATATAGAAATATTTCTCATCCAGTTCAATTCCAATAAATTTACGCCCGGTATTAATACAAGCAACACCAGTAGAGCCAGAACCCATTGTATTATCCAAAACAGTGTCGCCGGGATTAGAGTAAGTTTTAATTAACCACTCTAATAAGGCCACTGGTTTTTGTGTTGGATGCAGCTTTGATGTCTGAACATCTTTTGAGAATACTTGAACACTTCGTGGATAACGTTCCGTCGAATCATAACTGGTTTCATTATATGTCCCATAAATGGCTTTGCCGTCTTTCATGTTCTCTTTGTGCCTTTTTAATGATTGGACTTTTGATTTGGCAGATGAAACTTTTCTTGTGTGTCCTTGTGTTTTTTGTGGGTTGTATGTTGGTAATTTTTCGTAAAAGACTAAAATGTTTTCATGGGCTTTTAGTGGCATTTTCTTTGCATTCAGATGACCTGTAGCATGTGTCTTCTCCCAGATGATTTCATACCTTAGCTGTTCTATATTTGAACAACCAAGGATTTTATCAAAGGGGGTCTGAGCAAAGAGTAAAATAGCACCATTAGGTTTCACAACTCGTTTATATTCCGCCCAAAGTTTATCTAAATCTAAGACTGAATCCCATTTTGCATTGGTTGTTCCATACGGCAAGTCACAGATAACTAAATCTATGGAATTGTCAGCCAGTTCTTTAGGCATTAGTTTTAGGCAGTCACCATGTAGCAATCTCGGCGTTGATTGTAGTGAGTGAGTGAGTGAATTAAACATAAAATCTCCTTGATGAAATAAATTAAATTTAAAAGAGGACACTTGGTACTAGGTACTAGGTACTAGTGCCCTCTTTTATTTCAATAAGATATTCTTCTGCCATTGTGCCCCACATCTCATTGTGTAGGATTTGTAGCTCTTGCAGAAACTTTCAGTTTTTACTTTTCTAAATGAGTTGTTGGTAGCAACTGTTAAATAGAATTAAACTTTCATCTCATACATTTTGGTACTAAGTGTTTGACGAGCCTTATCAAATAACTATACCTATATTATATCAGGTATGTTCACTTTTGTCAATGGTTTTTGTTTGAAATGTTCTTATTGATATGTGGAGTAGACACTATTTTTCTTTAAACGAAACTTTTAGAACACAATTAGTTGCTGAAGCAATTTTCTCTAGCATACTTATAGATGGCTCTGTTCTTCCTGTTTCAATACGGCCAATAGTGCTTTGAGGAACACCTGCCATTTTAGCTAATTTATGTTGTGTCAGGTTATGTTTCTTTCTATGACTAGAAACAAAGTCTGCAAGATTGATTTTTTCAGTCATTGATGGTTTCTCCTTTTTATTTTATTAATTAATTGAATTATATCATATAAGATATAAAACTACAATAATGAACAAAAAGAAAAACTCTAGAATATACTAGAGTTTTATTTTGTTAAAGTTAGGATGGATAAAATTCACTCCAGATGTTGTTTACATCTTTAATGAATTCCTTGGCTTCCAATGTGGACACTGGTGTTCCAGAACTCAACATCTCAGCTACTTCTTGATTATCCCTCAATGCAGCAATTGTGTGTTGATGTTTTTCTGGTTGTAAATCAATCAATAAGCGATTGAATCTGAACAGAGCTTGCTCAATCTCTTGAAGCAATCTTTCTTTATCAGCTTGTTTCATTATTCCTCTCCTTTCTTTTTAAGGCGAACAATGGCAGGCTCTGAAATTCCTAAAGCCTCTGGTTCTGAAGTTTTCAAAAAAACTATATTATCTATTTGAGAAACCAACAAAGAAACAGGCTCATACTCGTCAGGTTCAATGATAAGAACAGAAGAAACCACATCATCAGAAGAAAACTTGTTTTCAGTTTTAAGAATTACCTGCTTATCCTCTTCCTCAAAGTCTTCTTCACTTAGATAAACTTTTGACTCCCCTTTGACATATTCTTTGCAAGAATCAGTCAAACTAGAAACTGAGATAGGTATCTCTTTTTTAGGGATGCTTTCTACATATGATTTGAATGATTCAACATCTTGAATATCCATCTTGTGTACAGTGATTGTCTTTACAATAACTTCCATAGTTATTTCCTCCATAAATTTTAAAAATAATGTTTGTAAAATAGAATCTTACGAGTAATATTATAAATAAAACTAAAAAAGCCCCTTTATAGGCCTTTTTAGTATATAGATGTCTTGCCACCTTTTCCTGATTCACTTTTTACAATTATAAGGAGGTCTATGGCTAAATGAAAACAATAACAATAAATTCAATATAGTAATGAGTCAGCATTTCTGAAATTTATTTTTAAGAAAAAGATTTCATCCTCATTGATTTTTGCGCTTCATCAAACTATTGCACAAGATTGTTCTTCTAACATAAATAAAATTTGATTAATCAGTTCTTTCCCCAAAGAGATTAATCAACTTCAAGAACAACCGAAAATTGGCTGAAACTACATTACATTTTTTATTGATGACAAGACATTTCATCTATATCAAAGGAAGGAGAGGGATTCGAACCCCCGAACCAGACAACCAGTTAGCAGATTAGTAATCAGCCGCTTTCAGCCTACTCAGCCACCCTTCCATTAAGGAAACCCTGATTTGAGTTTCCTAGAGTTTTGGGAGATTATAATGAATAAAGTTGTAGGAGGGAGACAAATCGCTTGGCTGTTTTTGTTATCCCTTGCTACATGTATTATTCTATCACTTTTCTGCTATAATGTCAATAAAAAATACCGTTTTCTTAGTGAATAACGGTATTTTATTGGTAAGTTTTGAACTTTATTTTTATGGGTAAATCCATGATGTTTTTAGATTAGCCTTTGATATTTTGTTCAAACTCAGTTAATTCTAGTAATGTTTGGTTTTGGCCTTTGAATTGTTCTTGTAAAGTTAATAAAGTTTCTTTTGCTTTATCATCTTTTAAAGACACCTTAAGAACTCCTCTTAGCTCATAATAATCATATTTAGAAACATACCCAAGGATATTAGGTTCGAGGGTTGTTTTTCCTAATTCTAATGAGACAATTTCAAAAGAAAGTAAATCTTTACAATTTTCCCAAAAGTCATCTGATGACAAGTTTTCCTTTTTAATGTAATCAGGAATTTCTATATCCAAATGAATTAAAAGATTTTTTATTTCTTTTTCATTATGTTTATAACTGAATGTTTTTTTCTGCCCAGCTTTAAAAAGCGTCATCTCTTTAACCCAAATATTGTAATAGTTAATATTAGAGTAAATGACCTCTCTTAATCTTTTTGTAAATGAATTAGATAAATAACCATTAAATACTTGACCTATCTGAACAGAAAAATAGTCGTCATTATCAAAGCTTAAATTCTTTAGCACGAGCTCAACATCAATGTCTTGATTATTTTTCCAAATCTTTTTCCATGATGTTTCACTTTCTTTTTCGGGATGCATTTTGATTTTCTTAATATGTTCTAGTATGAAATGACCTGCAATTATATACAAAATCATATTAAGAATCAAAAGGAAAACCAAAAGCATTATTGAATTCCAAAAGTTTTCTTTTGAATTGATAGGGTAAAAAATAGAGTTTCTTTTATCACAAATAATAATAAACCACGGGATAACTGAAACAACTGAGACTACTTTGAAATGTAAATATTCAACAATAGACCGAATTTCTTCTATGTCTTTTTCATAAAGAAATTTTCCTAGTTTTTTAAACATTGATTGCTCCTCTTTCTTATAACAAGTTGTGAACCACTCCTACCTACGCTAACACTAAGAGGTCAGGGATTTATGTGGATTTTTGTTAAATTTAATTTAAGTTGCCTTAGAATAGCATTTTAACGAACTCAGACATATCGTCTTTAGCTTCTTTTAAAGCTTGATTAGATTCTCGTTCCTTTTCTGCTGAATTTTTAACTATTTCTACGATTTTACTATTTTGTAGCTCTTCATTAGATTTTGCATCTATTGTTATTTTTGCAATATAAGCCACATCTTCAAATTTATAACCAAAGAAACTGCAATCAATGTATTGACGGCCAATTTCGAGTTTAGAAATAGAGAGAAATACATTAGATAAAATTTCTTCTCGAACTTCTCCAAAGTAAAGTTTGTCGAATCTCATAAATTCTTTAAGATTTTCAATGATTTCATCAGGATTAATAATGTATTCTGCTTCAAAATGGTCATTAGGTTTTAATTTGCCTACAAATTCAAGTGGAGTAGTAACAACTTTACCACTAACATTCTTTTCTAATAGAATTGAAACTGAATTTCGAATTGTTTTGTCAAATAGGTCTGAATTGAAAGCATGGTATAGGAAATCAAAATCATACTTATCATCTTCTTTATAATCTTTATATGAATAATCTTCTCCAGCTTTAATTTGTGACATTAAGTCTAAAGTTGATGATTCAGATGAAGGAATAAAAGTTTGCACCCAGACATCAATGTCTTTTTGGTTTGGATAAATTTCTTTCCAAATTAAGATTTTTGATTTTTTCAAGATTGTTGGCCCAACATTTTTTACAAAATCCTTGTAATAATAAAATGTTACAGATAAAACAAATAGGAAAATACCCAGAATTAGAAAAAACCAAAAGCCAGAAAAATTTAAAAAAGGATTTGTTTTGAAAATAAAAAATTCTATGTTACAAGATATACCCATCAAAACCAAACTTCCAAGCGCTGCCAGAAAAAGTTTATCCGAAACTTTTTCCATCCATGCCTTTAATTCTTTATAATCATGAGTTTTGGCAAAAAATTTATTTGAGTTATTGATAATAAATGATTTTAGTGACATGGTTTTAGTTCTCCTTTGTATCTGTATCTACAATTAGATTTAGTTTTGTTTTTAGTGTTTCTATTTCTTTTTCAACTTCAATTTTTTCTAGCACCTTTTGAAGTGTTTTAGATTCTGACTCAAAAATTCTAATGGTAGCATCAATGAAAGTTCTTTGTTCCTCAATTTTTGCACCAAAAAATTTCCCGGATTGAATACCTTTATATGTACTTAGAGATACAAATTCAAATTCAAGTTCTTCTAAAATCTTTCTTTTCAAATATATTAATTCTTGATTTTTGTTTTCTAGTAGTCCTAACGTTCTAAAAGTGTTATCATCTAATACATCAAATAAAAATCTTAGGCAAACATTTTGAGCATCTAGCGCATCAAAAGTATTTGTAGCCCTATGTAAAAAACTAAGTTTAATATTTTTTTGATATGGGTTTTCTTTTTTGTTTTCTAACATCATTTGAATAAATTCAGGGAAGTGCTTGAATTGACTTCTTTTCCCAACTTTACATGAATTTATAAAGATTTCAATGTTCTTATTGTTGGTAATGTCAAGTTCTTTTCTTGTGCTATAGTCAACAAGATAATGCTCTGATTTTACCGGCAATAATTCTTCATATCTCTCTTTAGAATCTTTAAGTGCTGCTAAAGTGACACCATCAATGACAGTAGATACGATTGAAATTAGAAACAAAATCAGTAAAATAATAAACATAAAAACATCAGCATCCTTTGCATTGTTACAAATCCAAAGTGCTACACCCAAACAAACTGATGTTATAAGTCTGAAAAAAGCAACAACTGAAAAAAGTAAATCAGCCTCTTTAATCCTAAATAAAAAATTGATTGTGTAAAATGGGAACATATATAGTACATACAGAGTTTTTAGAATTAATGTCTCTAGCTTTTTCTTTATATTGTTTAACATTTCCTGTTTTCTCCTATTGGTAAAATTTGTTTTATAAATCCATTATATCACATTTGCGATATTTTAGCTATAAGAAAAAACCTCTGAAAGAGGCTTTTATGTTTTATTTATGACTTACTGTATTCAATATGAACTAACATATATGGAAGTTCAGTTTGATAAGTTTGGTTGCACATATTGATAGTCACAGGGTGAGCAGTGTTATCAAATTCAACCTGAGTATTTTTTACATCAATACCTGTAAACAATGAAGAATTTTTAAACTTTCCTCAGTCAATCCATCTGTGAACTATTCCTCCCTACATTATAGTTAAGAGGGAGGAGCTTCTTGGGTAATGTGCAGACTTATTAATTTATTGACAAATTAACAGAGGTTACACAAATTTACCAAGCTATCCCCGTAGT